CGGGTATTCGATGACAGACGGCTATATCGAGGTCGGTGATCCAAGCCTACCAGTACGTCATGTATCAGATGCTGATATGGAAACGCTACGAAATATGCTGCGTGCTCTGATACCGAAACTCGATATCGAGGTCGACGGGAATCCGAACATACGACCAGGTATGGCAATTGAGATCCTCATCTATCGCTATGACGCTGAAAATCAGATCGACGAGTCAATTCCGCAGAAAATGATCATCAAAAACGTAGCGCATTATGAGGACCGTGTTGGTTACACAACTCGTATGCTTTTAGGGGTGCCAAGCGATGTCTAAGCGTAGAGCGGTTATTGTGGGCACCAGGCATCCTGGTGGCGAAATGAAGTCTCAGATAAGGCTGGTTCCAGACTGGAATGGTGTGCCTGATTCTGATCTCCCTTGGGCTGAGTACGTTCTACCTCTTAATTACGCATTCACTCCGTCACATGCAGGTGATGCGGTCTGGGTGGAGTTTCCTTACGCGGGGGATCTGAGGCGACCGCTGATTGTTGGAGCCGCTCAGGATGCCCCTGCAGGTGTACCTAACGTTGCGCCTGAAGCTTCCGGCCAGGGTAGTGCATGGGCACCAGACCCCGTTGATGGAGCGCCGGATCGCCCTTCCCTATCCAGTAGCGAGGATTACGTGGTTCATCGCAACAATCTTCTCGAAGTTCGCACTGCTGGTGGCGGGTACGAGATAGCGAATACAGCAGCTGGTTCGCGTATTGGGATGAACGAAGCTGGGCAGATTTATATCATTGGTCCTTCAGATTTTTTCGTTAATGCTGGAGGTGATCTGAAGTTTGTCGCAGGAGGAAGCATAGCCTTCGAAGCCGGTGGAGCTATGACAGGAAAGGCCAGCAACTACGATTTCTCGCAGTAAACATGTTAGATTACAGATACGAAATCTAAACAATGGTTGTGTGATGAAAAACGTTGCATTCAAAAATGTCTGTATTTACCGACTTTCCAGAGATATACGGATTTCTGGCTATGATTTAGAGGTGGCGCTGGGGAAATATGCATTCTCTCCATGCGGCTCACAGGACATGGCCAGAACTGGCTGGGTGCCGACAATCGGTGATTTGTTTGTCCAGAAGCATGAGCAGCAATTCATGATTACGCAGAAGCATGAAGAGAAGATCCTCCCCTCTCATGTCCTGAAAGAGGAGTTGAACAAGAAAGTGGAAGTATTGCAGCTCCAGCAGGGCCGCAAGCTTAAAAAGACCGAGAAAGATTCTCTGAAAGATGAAGTCCTTCACTCTCTCCTACCCCGCGCTTTCACTCGTTCGAAACTCACCCGGATGTGGATTGATGCTGATCAGGGTCTGGTGTATGTGGAGACTGCCAGCGCCCGAAAAGCTGAAAATATGCTGGCGCTACTTCGCAAAACATTAGGTAGCTTGCCGGTTGTTCCGTTCACACTCCAGAACCCAGTAGAACTGACAGTGACAGAATGGCTGAAAGCCGGTTTTCCTCAATCCTTCACCGCCGGTGATGAGGCATCGTTCAAAGCGCTATTGGAAGATGGCGGCGCCGTTCGCGCGATGAAGCAGGATCTCTTTTCTGACGAGATGATGGCCCACGTCGAAGCTGGCAAGGTTGCTGTTAGCATAGGCATCCACTGGGGCGACCGGGCGACATTTCGACTGAGTGATGACCTCACAATCAAAAAGCTGACATTCTGTGACGAGCTGAATGACCAAAACGACGACATAGACCTTGAGGATGCTGAGCTAAGGCTAAAAGCCGACTTCATTCTTTTCACTTCTGAGTTCTCAGTGCTGTTTAAACAGCTCGTCGAGGCCCTCGGAGGTGAATGTGAGCGTTAGTCTTACCTATGGCAGTGTTTGTTCAGGTATTGAGGCCGCTAGCCTCGCCTGGGAACCTCTCGGGCTTAAGCCTCTTTGGTTTGCAGAGATAGAAGATTTTCCGTCTCATGTGCTCGCTCAGCGATGGCCGAGCGTACTCAATCTTGGCGATATGACGACAATCGCCAAAAAAATTCTATCCGGGGAAGTGGAAGCTCCGGATGTGCTTGTCGGTGGAACACCGTGCCAAGCTTTCTCTATCGCAGGTCTTCGCCAGGGACTTAATGACGAACGTGGCCTGCTAACTCTAAAGTTTGTGGAATTAGCAGATGCAATTGATACAGTCCGAGCAGCAAAAGGACTCCTGCCAGTCATCATCATCTGGGAAAACGTGCCAGGTGTCCTCTCAAGCCATGACAACGCCTTTGGTAACTTCACCGCCGCCCTGGTTGGAGAGCCTGAACCGTTTGAACCTGGTGAACGACCTGCAAGAGGAAAAACCAGCCAATACTGGACGTGGAATGCGAAAGCCGGTCAACATGTTTCGAAGTGGTCAAAGCACGGTGCTATTGCTGGACGACAAAGGCGACTGGCATGGGCAATCAAAGACGCTCAATATTTCGGAGTGGCCCAACGACGCCGACGTTGTTTTGTTATCGCAAGTGCTCGAAACGATCTCTATCCCTCGGAAGTTCTATTTGAGTCAGGTAGCGTGCCAAGGGATATTGCGCCGAGCAGAGGTTCGAAAGAAGAAGTTGCCGGAACTTTTAAGGCTCGCGCTAACTCAGGTGGCTGGTCACAAGATGTAGATCTGGCTGCTGGTGGCTATATGCAGGTAGTGGGCACAATCGCAGCCCATAGCTTCACAGGCGGTGCTGGCGGTAGACCTGAGGGGACACTGGCGGCACAATATGATTCATCACCCTGTGTAGAGCGAGGGATCAATATCCTTGGTGCATACCGGATGTCTGCATTTGGCCAATATACTGATGACGAAACCGCTTCAACAATCAAAACTCGTGACTTTAAAGATGCAACGGATTTGGCTGTTACCTATTCAGACATTAGCCGAACTTTGCTCGCAAAGGGACACGACAGCATGGCGGAGGACCTAGAAACCTACGCAATTCACGGCACTCAAGATCCTAATATTTTGAACGATATGGCTCACACCTTAGGAAGGAATCATGGTCAAGAAAACGCCGTTATTGCTTTCAGTTCAAAGGATAGCGGCCATGATGCATCTTTTGAAGTTTCACCAACCTTAAGAGCAGGCAATAGCGCCCAAAGCAATCAAAATGCTGGCTCACCTCCTGCTATTGCTTATGGTTTTAAAGCAGGGCAAGGAGCAAAAGCCGGAGGCATTGGCTATGCATTTGAACAGTCTCCGACTTTGACCAGTGCCAGCAGCGGCACGAATCTGGCACCCACCGTCATGCAAAACATGGCTGTACGCCGCCTGACTCCCCGCGAATGTGAGCGCCTCCAAGGATTTCCGGATGACTGGACCTTAATCCCTTACGGTCGCTCAGTTCGCCCAGAAAAAATGGAAGCTGACTACGCTAAATACTTAATGCGCGGAGGCAATCGAACCTTCGAAGATTGTTGTCGGGCAGCATCTGATGGCCCACGCTACAAAGCGATTGGTAACAGTATGGCCGTCCCAGTTATGCGATGGCTAATGAAGGGAATACTGTCGAGTCTTGCTGAAGTTAACCGCAGCGAAATCGTTATAGAAAAGCATGAACCGGAGCGCTCAATTTTTAAGTGGGCTGGTGGTAAATTCGGTGTTCTCCCAAAAATACTCCCCCTCCTTCCTTGCGGTAAACGGCTCATTGAGCCTTTTGTTGGTGGTGGAGCCGTGTTCACGAACGCTGGTTACGAGCGTAATTTGCTTAATGATGTAAATAGCGATTTGATAAACGCCTATAAGATGTTGGCCCTTGAGCGGCACTCGCTGATCACCCTCACCCACTCGTTCTTTTCTGATTACAACAGCCAAAGTGATTATGAAGATGTAAGAGCCAAGTTCAACGGTGGTGAATACAGCCCACTGGAGCACGCAGCGGCGTTTATCTACCTCAACCGGCATTGCTTTAATGGCCTTACCCGATACAACCTCAAAAAGGAATACAACGTCGGCTACGGCAAGTACAAAAAGCCCTACTTCCCGCTTCAAGAAATGGAGGCTTTTTTAGGCATTGCTGGACGTTGTGAGTTTATCAGTGGTGATTTCGAAGACGTAATAGCTCGCGCCGGTAATGGCGATGTTGTTTTCTGCGACCCTCCATATGACCCGCTACCAGGTACTGCCGGGTTTACGCGATATTCAGGAGCTCACTTTACCTTCGAAGATCAAATTAGGCTTGTGGAGGCGTTGGTGAGCGCTCGTTCGCGAGGTGCGTATGTTGTAATAACAAATAGTGCATCTCCAAAGATTCGAGAGCTCTATAATCTCTCTGGATTTTCCATCCACCAGCTGGCGGCCAAGCGCTCTATGTCATGCAAGGGAGACGGGCGTGTAATGGCTCATGATATTATCGCTACGTTGGATTAGTTGCACCTCACCTCTCTAAAAAAAAAGCCCCGACATTTGGGGCTTATATGCTGAAATGCTCATATGATTACAGAAGTATATAATTACAGAATTATTTCTCGTTTTCGCTTTATTGGCTTTTAGCCAATCGTTAAGCATCTTAATGACAACATCTGTCATCTCTACGTCCTCATCCAGGCTAAGGGCCACCTGCGGTATGGTGGCCAAAAGCATTTACTCCCCCACCACAACATTTCGTGCGACAGCTTGTCTCTTAATCAACTTGTAGTTGATCTCTTAATGATCACACCATACTATGTATGTACGGCAATGCACCGTACATGATTCGTATGAGTACAAAAGCAGGCCGTACACAATTTGAAAGCAGTGCCTATAGGCTTCTGGCCTAGAAAATACACTTAAAGCCGATGGCTTAATATATATCAAGGGAGTTGACCGCCCTTCCCAAATCACGGGCAGTCGAGGAGAAATAAATGTCAGCACTGAAGAAGCAGCGCATCGATCTCAGATTAAACGACGACGACAAAAGCATGATCGAAGAAGCCGCGGCAATGTCTAACCAGACGATTACCCAGTTTATGGTTAGCACTGCCTCTGAACGTGCAGCGGAAGTTATTGAACAACATCGCCGCCTGGTCCTTAACGAGGAATCATGGAATTTGGTAATGGATGCAATCAGTAACCCACCAGCACCGAACGACCGGTTAAAACGAGCAGCCAAGCGTCTACAAGATATGGAGTAGTGAGTGGACGATTTAAAGATAGAGATTTATTCAGAGGATGTACCCTATGATTTAAGCAATTTCGATTGCGGAGAAGAGTCCCTAAACACTTTTCTCACAGACCATCTAAAACGCCAGCATGGTGGCAAGATTTTACGAGCGTATATGCTTGTTACAAGGGAAGAAAAGCCTCGCGTAATGGGCTATTACACGCTCTCTGGTAGCTGTTTTGAGAAAGAAGCGTTACCAAGCAAAACGCAACAGAAGAAAGTGCCCTACAAGAACGTGCCAAGTATCACTTTGGGACGTTTGGCGATAGAAAACAGCATCCAGCGTAGAGGCTATGGAGAAATCCTGGTTACTCATGCAATGAAGGTCGTTTATCATGCTTCACAAGCAGTCGGCATTCACGGTATGTTTGTGGAAGCGTTAAATGACGAGGCGAAGAATTTCTATCTTAAACTTGAGTTCACACAGCTCAAGGGGGAGAACGAAAACACACTCTTCTACCCCACAAAATCCATTGAAAAGCTTTTTGAAGATTGAGCTAATGAATAAAAGCCCCTTAATCGGGGCTTTTTGTTTCTATGCTCTTATAATTCCGTAATTACAGGATTACAGGATTACAGGATTATTTTTCGTCTTTTGCTTTCTTAGCTTTTAGCCAATCGTTAAGCATCTTAATGACAACATCTGTCATCTCTACATCTTCATCCAGGCATGCTTTTTTAAATTCTTTATGCAGAGTTTCCGGGATGTTCATTTGCAAGCGCTTAGTGAGCCCAGTAGGTTTCAGTACCGCGTCGACTGCTGCTGGTGTTGATCGGTTTTGGCCTAACTTCATTTTCATGGCTGGTCCACTCATGCTGTGATCTCCAGAATTTCGTTTGTCAGTACATCAATCTCACCTTTAGCCGCGCCATCATCTGTGTCAAAAACAGTGCTGCCATCTAGCATTACACGCACGTATGACTGGCGTTGAGATATGGCCGTTCTGAATGCTGGAACGCCGGTATCTAGGATCGATTCTTTAAGTACGGATAGCATTTTGCTATGGGGTACTTTCTTAGTGATTAAGAAACGTGCTTCAACAGGCTGCAAATCTTGGCGAGCCTCAATTACAGCCAGAATTGCACCGCAGGCTGCAAAGTCTAAAGGTGATGGAGTTACGGGAATGATCACCAAGTCAGAAACCATTACAGCTGCGGAAGATATCGCCGAGATAGCTGCCGCCCCGTCAATGATAACGTAGTCATAATCCTTCAGCGCTTTGCGAACCTGGTAGACCTCTTTTTCAGACGCCGCTTCAGTTAGGTCGAAGGCGCATTTATCTTCTTCAAACCAGTTACTAATGCTTCCCTGTGGGTCAGTATCTACAACAGCGACAGAGAACCCCTTACGCTTAATCGCGGTAGCGACGTTGATAGTTGATGTCGTCTTACCAACACCGCCTTTACCGTTCAGTATTGAGATAATCTTAGCCATACATCCTCATATGATTATTTGACCATATGATTCTGTAATCATTGAATTATGTAATTACGGAATCATAAACTGATTGAATCATAATAGGAGGTGCTGATTATAGCAATACAGGATTACATGATTTTAGAATCATATGATTCTATGCTTATTATGGCGTGGGATGCTTTACGTAGGGAAACACGCAACCCAGAAGGGCTGCGGAGGGGGTTACTCTGGGAGCATTGTACGAAGATTTTCTGCCGACTCATTTTTAGGTGGGCTGCTTACTCTTGTTGGTTCTGGCATGGGAGCCGAACCCATATTTAAAAACGCCCTAAGCACGGCTTCAACTTCATTGCCGCTAACACCAGGTTTCAGCATAGATGCCAGCACAGCCGGAAGCCTACTATCAACTTCAGCGATCGCCAATCCAGCAAGAGCATACAAGCGCATCTGCTCCTGAATTTCACCTTGCCGTTTATCAAGCATCTCTGCTGCGTACTTTTCATTTTCAGCTTTGGTCGGGCGCAGATAGAAACGAATGTCTTTACGCTCTTCAGCGGCTGCCATGTTCTTCCGTCCGGGTGCTTTTCGCCCTGTGTTATCCGTCAAAATGACCTCCAGTAAAAGGGGCATTTAGCCCCTTCGATACTTATCCAATAACCTTCAGTCCGTTAACCAGATCGAACTGTGGGTCATCAGACACAAAGAAACGGTCTTCTCTAATATGGGTATTCTCGCGGATAGCTTCAGCAATGAGAGGCGCTCCGCCACCTATAACCATTATATGTGTGTAACCGTCAAAGTCGTTAACTACGTCAAGAACACGGCGCTGAAGGCGGGAAATGGCCGCCTCCATTGCCTTCTTAACGTCACCTAACGCTTCCACATCATTAATATTGTCGGCGAGATAGGCGTCGTTGTTTCGGTTGATGATCAGGTTATCGACATTAAAGCTCGATGTTTTTGTTTCTGCGTTAGCCAGCGCCAGTTTTACGGCAGAGGTCACAAGCGATACACCCAGTTCAGAGTTGCCGTATACGCGAGAAATCCCGGTCATCTTTCCGACCACAAGCGACACATCGAGTGTGGTGCCCCCTAGATCAACAATCAGCATTGAATGCGAGGTGCTTAGCTCGTCGCTTAATCCGACTCCAGCTGGAATGGATTCAGGACGGACCGTGACTTTTTCGATAGTGAATGCATCTTCCTTGTTTAGCTCAACAGCACGCATAAGGCTTTCTTTCTTACGTGCAATGTTATCCATGTTTGGCTGAGCGTCAGCATCAAAGAACTCAGCCAATGGGAGCGTTACGACGATCTCAACGGCTTGGGGTTCGATGCCGCTCGTCTGTAATGCGTGATGGACGGCAATCACATTTAACGGACTGTACTGCCAGGATACGTTATTAGTTTCAAGCGCCGATGGGCTTATGAGGTCGTGGGAATACTTTTCACCATCCAGGACATAGTTGTAGACCTTTCCTGTACCAAAGCTTGCTGACCATCCGCGTTTGAAGCTATTGGGACTAATGTGGCGGCGTTCGCTCCCATCTTTATCATTCCACAGCATTTTGATGTTCGTAGAGCCATCATCCATAAAAATTTTCATCGTTCCACTCCTGAAAATCTAAAAAGGTCATTTGTGCGTCGTTTGTGCGGCATTATTGCGGCGTATTAATGACTTTAACAGATTCAGTGGGTTGTGTACATGAAATGCTGCGGCTTATGTGCGGAATTCTGGCGGATTCTATGTTTAATCTTCTCTAGGTGCGTCATATTTGCGTCATTAAATGTATCGCTTACGCAAATCACAAACTGGATACGATGCCCGTAACACATTAAGGAGGTGTTATGAGCGCAATAGCGATAAGTGATTCTGTCTGTTCTGGTCACGGCGGGTTCCCACCGCGCCAAGTAGCAGAGTCTATTCCATGGTTCACAGTAAACGGGAAGCCGGTTGTTGTGGACGGAAATCTATTCCCCGACCATTCAGACGGTAATTCAACGCATAGTGGCGTTGCAGTGTCTTCACGCCCCTGGTTTGTGATTGGAGGAAAGGGGGTTGGCTGTGTTAATGATCCCGTTTCCTGTGGCTCTGTGATTGCAACCGGCGACAGCGGGTTTCAGGTGATGTGATGCTGGATAACAAAAACCAAATAGCAGCATTCAAGATACTCAACTCATCAAGCCTAGTTGAGCCTGATTCTGTAACGGCTTGCCTATCTTCTGCAGCTGAATCAAATGCATTGAATGAGTTACTGAAAGGGCTTCTTAGAGATGAACTCGTATATCCATCGTCGATAGGCCAGTACATAGCGGCTATCAGAACTTTTAACGACGTTCTGCAGCAAGCCGAAAGCACAGCTATGTATTTTTCTGACTCGATCACCCCGTTTACAACACCTTCGGAAATCCTACAGATGAAGCTGGGATGGGAATGCCACGCAAAGGGCACTGAGTTAGAGCCTATGCCTCCTTTTTCACTCGTGGAGGGGATAGAGGACCAGGTAATAGCGAGCGGTCTTTTTACAGCGTTAGACGCTGTAATAACCGACCCCCTTGTTAATGCGATGGAGGCAATAAACCAAACGTTGTTACTCACATTAGGTGGTGAAGAGGGCGGCGCTGGGGAAACTGTGATTCCTAATGAACAAATATTGGCATTAGCAACTGCCACCGAAAATATGCAAATACAAATTGAGCTGGTGGCCGGTGCCGCAACTCAGGTTTCAGCAATGGCCAACGCTATCGAAACTTCCACCGGCATATCGCGTAAAGCCCTACAAGATGCGGTCGCCATTACGTTAACAAACAACCTAAAAGAGGATGCTTTAATGTCTGGAGCAATCGCTCAGATCATGCCTGAAGGTGTCATTGATGCGTTAAGTAAGGAGGTGGCATGAGAATCTTTAAGGGCCTTTTAGGAATGTCTCTAGCCTTTGTGTTGGTCTTGTCCATACATAAGGTTGCGAGCATCGTGCAGGCACATTTTGACCACATTGATAATATTGAGTCCAGTAACCAGGTACTCACTGAAAGCAATTCGGTGCTTCAAGACAATAACGATGTCTTACAGGCTGCGATTATAGAAAGTGAAGAGGGTAAAGGGGATCTCATAGACGAAATTAAACGACTACAAGGAGCAAATGAAGAACATGAACGGAAGCAACTGCAGCAGCAGCGTCAATTTGATAAACAGCAACAAGAAAACTTTCAGATTATGGCTGCTATGGCCGAAGAAATGCATAAAGCTGGCCTGCATAACATCCGCTTGCCTGCTGATGTTGTCAGGATGCAGCGCGAGCAAGCCAAAGCCATCAATACCCGCGCACGTAGTTATAGCGAAGCAGAAAGTGGAAGTGCCGAGGAGCAAACCGAGTAAATATCAGCCATGCTTTGTGCCTGAAGATACTCCAGAGCTTCTGGACCAATATCCAGAGTACACGTCTAATTTGCTATTAGTTATTGACCAGTGCAATCAGCGAAACCGGCTCATTTCAGAGCGTAACGAAAACATGATTAAATGAGTATGTGATTCTAGAATCATGGGCGCACAGGATTCCCGATCAGTGCTCATTGGCTGATATGATGATGAGAGCATGGAATTATAGAATCATATGATTCCATGTTTATTTGCTCATGTCATACGCCTTTATTAATTCATCTACACCCGACTCCAGCGCAAGCTTACGCAGACCCTCATTCATTTTCCCATCCCCATGCTCAACCAGCCATTCACGTACTTTTTTGGGGATATAAAACGTCGCTGTTACAGGGTTCGGTACTTTCCGGGGGGCGCCACCAACAGGCCATTTAATCTTCTTGCGGATCTCCGAGGGGGGGAGGGTGGTGCTGGCGTTTAGTATGATACGTCTGCCGTACTTCATTATGATCCGTTCTGCCATGTGCAACGTTTCACTATCTGCCAGTATCTCATTGATATGCTTTTCAACTGTGTTACGCGTATTAATTTTTAGCCGGTGTGACCGGCTGCCGCCTTTGTACTCAATATAAACCTGATAGGACATCTAAATGTTCTCTGTTAAATAAACTTTTGCACACGTTAGCGAGCCGAGCCTAACAATTCAAATAATTCGTTAGATTTTCGATCAGAATAAATAACACATGTGTTAGATTAATTACGCCAAAAAACCTCTCACCGCGCCCGTACACAGGGCTAAACAGTGAGTACAAAAGATATCCAGCCAGCTCGCCTACGCGAGCAAGAGATCGTGTCCCGTGCGGGTGACGTGATGTCGATGACCGTCGGCGCTATTCATGATGCCGCAGGTAACATGCTCCCGGACCATACATTAATCCGTTCAAACATCTCGTCTGCTATTAAGCAGAACGGCGGTGTAATGTTCGAAGCAGTTGGTGAAGAATTCGGCGTACAGGTCATGGGTGCCTGGGCAGATTCGATTGACCAATACCGTGATAAATATGGTGCATATCCAGCCATGGATGTGCTGGCAAATGCGCATAAATCTCTCGAAAATTTGATGCTGGAATGCGCACCTAACAAAGAGCATTCAGGAGAAGGCAAAGCCATGTTCGAATCCGTGCAGTCAATGCGCGAGTCCGACGGCGTAATGCGTCTTGCCTTGTATGCAGCGTTGATCCTTCCGGCAGCGCTGGGTGCAGCCACTAGCGATGCATGTACTTTCATTCCGTGTGAACGCGACAAATCAGACATCTATGAACTGATTAACATTGCGGGTACTAACTTCGGTACGTTTAAGCCTGGCGATGAGCTCAATATGCAGAGTGCGGGTGTTTATACCCAAATGCTGCGTCTGTATCAGCTCAAAGAGAAGGGGGATGGCACTAAAACCGCCTTCAAGTTTGATATCAAAGACCACGAAGGGCAGACCTGCCCAATCCGTAAAGGCTACAACAAGCTTCTGATCAACCGTAAACCATCAAAAGTTGATGACAGCGACGGTAACTTGTATTTCAACGGCAATGACAGCTTTGGTGAAGCCTTCTCTGCGACTGCGAAGGTTGATTACGAAAATGGCATCATCGATATCACCTTTACTGAACCGCCAGCTGAAGGTACTGAAATTGCTGTTCGTGTAGAGATTAACATCGAGCAAAATCCTAAGCTGATCCCGGTTATTAACCAGGCGATGCGTAGCTATTCTGTGTATCCGTCTCAATACGTTGTTGCTTCAGAGCATACGGTTATGTCTGGGTCATACGCGAATCGTGAATTCGGTATCAACATGCAGGCAACTCAGTTCTCTGCAATGCGTAACCTGCTTTCCCATGAGCAGGACATCATGCGCCTGCGCACGTTGGTATTCCATACTGTATTCGGTCGCAAATTTGATGTGGCTATGCCTGTCACTCAAAACTTTGAGTCATGGGTCGGTATTATGAAGCATGTGGTTAATGCTCTCAGCCAGGATATGGCCAACCGCACACTGACCACCGGTATTCGCGGCGGCTTTGCTGGTGGAGATGCCGCAAACTTCCTGCGCTCTTTGCCTCCTCAGCACTTCCAGCTTGCACCTGGCTACGTCCAATCCCCATACGTCCAGTACATTGGCACGCTCTTCGGCACTATCCGCATTTATGAAGTGCCAGCGCCAGTATGTCAGCAGTTCATGGAACAGGGGTACGATCTCGGTCTGGACGATATTTATTTCTACGGTCGTGGGGATGATATTGGTAAAGCTGGCCTTATCGCCGGTGATGCAGTCCCTGCCATTCCATACGTGCATGAAACAAACCCAAGCCTGGTTAACCGCACTACTCTGTGGGGATCGGCAATCAACGATGTTCACCCTCGAAACGGCGAAAACTACTTTGCTCGTTTAACTCTGACCCACGCGAAGGACGGTGCCATTGACTACTTGACGGGTCAAGTGAATGGCACCTCAGGTACGGTTGTTGAGGGTGTAACCCTTTCTCCCGCTTCGATCACGGTTTCCGCTGGTGATGAGATCACCGCTGGCAACACCAAAAAAGATTCCTAACCACGTTTAGCCCCCGGCTAACGGGGGAAAGGATTGAAAATGCCTCAGATCATCAAAGTAACTATCTTGCCTGAAAACGCAACGGATAAAGCTTTCACTATCAGCTCCAGCGATCCTGAGATCGTTGAGGTTCAAGCTGATGGCGTCTCATGCAAAGTGGTCGGCAAAGCGGGCGAAAAGGCCACACTGACCGTCACCACACATGATGGCGAGTACACAGCTGAATGTGAAGTCACAGTAAAGGCAGCTGACGTCCAGGTAGAAGGCGTCTCTGTTGACATTGATTCTACCGAAGCCGAAGAAGGTGAAACCATCACCGTTACGCTGTAACTGGTATCCCCAGTAATGCTGGGGTGCCTTTTCTGACAGGTAGAAACAATGAATAAAATTGCATTCTCAGTGGGGCAGGCCGCCGAAACAGCAGTAATGGCTGTGAACGCGGATGCAACACTAACCAGCGCGAGTGGTGGCGCTTCTGTTTTCGCTGGTTTGGTCATTTCTCGACGTGGCCAACCAGGTAAAGTCCTTTCTGTTACTTCGGCTACCTACAGCTCGGTACTCGGTGAACCAATTCACCCGCGAATGGGAGCATCATTTGAGCCGTACCGTCATGTCGAACGCGCAGTAGCTGGTGGGAACGGCGTGGTAGTTCGTGTATGCGCACCGGATATGAAAATACCGGGGCTGTCATTAGCGATTGGCGCGTCAGCATATGACGCCGACAATGTAGCAGTTGAAAGCGTATCGCTGGGCAGCTCCTCTTTGGATCTCGTAGAAGGTTCCGCTTTAAACTTTGAGCTATCAGAAATTGATAGTGAAGAGGGGTTAATTACCAGCGAAGTAACGTTTGGTCCTCATGTCGTGCCGGAACTGCCGGATGGTGCAGTGCTAATGCTGTACATCAAAGATGGCGACGCTTCGGCAAATCGCACGTTATCAATTGAGACTGAAGAAGACAGCGATCTTTTTACCATCTATCTGCGCGAGGTGCTGGCAGATGGCTCAGTTTCCGTACTGGAAAGCCACCAGGCTTCACTTAATCCATACAGCGTAACGGATATGGGCGAACCGGCATGGCTTCAGACAGTGCTGGAAAATGGTTCTACTCGCCTTGCGGCCTTAGTCGCTGACGATGCAGAGGAAGTGCTGGCAGAGGTAGATCTTAATCTCCCGCAGACCTACTTCACCGGCGGCTCTGACGGAGATTTAAGTGGTATCACGTCGAAGGAATATCTGACAGCACTCACGACCTTGGAAAATTCCAATGTCAACTTTACCGCTTTGCTGTCCCTGGGATGCTATGACGCAACTGTACTTGCCGCCTTGAACACACTGGCTGAAGAAGTTCGGGTTGATATGTTCTATGACCTGAAAGGCAATCAGCTCGCAGAAAAGGCTATCAGCGAAGCAGAGAGCCATGGTCTTTCAGGTTCTCACCAGCCTGCGCGATATTACTTCCCATACAGCTGTCGCGATAAATCCACCAGCATGAACGTTGTGTTTGGGATCAGCTGTGATGCGTTTGTCGCAAAAGCAAAAGGTGTAGCGCTTATTCCGGATGTTGGCGGCTGGCATTATGCCCCCGCCGGTTCTTCTCGCGGGGTTATTTCTCGTCAGAACATCACACCAATCGCGAACCTGGATGTTATCGACCGTGAAGCGTTCGTGAAGGCCCGTATTAACCCAGTATGTATTGGTTCCGATGGTTCAGTGGTTATTGATGATTCATTAACTACCTATGGAAAAAACAACTATCTCCGCTTCCAGCATGTTTCGTCACTGATGAATGCGATAGCACGCGACTTCTACGCCATCGCCCAGGCTGTTAAGCACGAACCCGACGGCGTAACACAGAAGTCCCTTACTGATGCGATGAGTAACTTGCTGGACCGTTATTTCGCCGCTGATGCGCTGGTGAAACCGCGTGATGACTCACAAGGTACTGAGCCATACATCCTGACGGTCAAACAACTCGAAATCGACTACTGGCAAGTTGAATGGGCTGTATGCCCAACGGGAACCGCTCGCCGGATCATCGGTAAACCAATCCTTATGCGCTAATTTTCGCCCGCCTCCGGGCGGGAATTATGTGAGGAACTAATGAGAAACAATTTTGTACACGCCAACCCGCTTTTGATGGCTATTTATAGCCCTGCAAGCGTAGAAACACCGCCTTCTGGCCCAGTGCCAGATCCGATGTTTGAAAGCCCGTCTGACAAGCGGCGTAAGCAAAGCGAAGATCTAGAAACAGCTATGTTTGAGGCTGTGGAACAACGCGCTTCCGCTGATTTGCGTTCTGTGGCTGCGTCAATGCTGGCTGGCTGGATTGAAGACGGTGAGCCTGAAGCAGTCGACTTTGACTCCTTGGCGATCGTTATGTGCGGTCTGGAGGATGTTGAGAGCGACGACGATTTTACCGACGAACAGGTTGAAGCCTATTTCACCGCGTTGTCAGCGTTGGCTGATGCCGCTGTTGCAATGGGAGCCGATCAGGACGATGTAACGGCCATGATTGATGAGGAGGACGACGATGCGGCGAGCCGCGTATTCGATTCTTTATCCACCGGATCTGACGCAATGGAAGAATCTATTGCCGAATACACAGTATTTGGTGGTAGTGAAGATCCTATGTTCGAAGCTGTTCGTAAAAAAGTTATTCGTAACGGCAAGGTCAAAATTATTCGTAAACGCCCGCGTCCACGCCGATTGAATGCCGCCCAAAAGGGGGCGCTGAAGAAGGCCCGTCGTAAAGCGCATACTTCAGTAGCCAAAATGCACCGTAAAAAATCCATGACTATCCGCAAAAAACGCGGGATGTAATAAGTTACTGGCCGCTGGCTTTGGTCGGCGGCGCCAATGGAGGTGTGTGTGTATTGTGGCGCGATAATGCCGGATGGGATAAGTCCATTTTTGAAAGTCTATATCACGTCTGAAACCGACATGGTTGTCGGTTATATCGGTGATGGAAGCACGTCTTCACTGTCTTCAATGTGGCAGTCGCCGTTCGAAAACCAGTCTCTTGGTGGCCTGGCCGGACAAATCAGTGAAGCCGCCCGTTCAGCCGCTGGGGTATTTCAGACAGTATCGGGGCATACATCGAAAAGCGTTCTCAACTCGATGCTGGTATGGGAGGGTCAGCAGCCTCCAGAGTTCAGTCTGACCATAGACTTGCTGGCCACTACCAATGCTTTCTTGGAAGTAAACAGCGCAATAACCTGTTTGCTGAAAATGGCATCGCCTGAGTTGAATGACTACACCCCGATGGGCCGCCGACCAGAAACGGTCGTGTTAGATATTGGCCGACGTCTAAAGCTGATGGATGTCGTCATTAAGGACGTTAGCTACCTGCTTGATGCGCCAAGAACACAGGCCGGTTATTACTCGCAAAACACCATAACTCTTCAGTGCTCCGGAAACACATCAGTGAACCGAAGCGATGTTCCGTTTATGTTTCTTTAAAGGTTTAATATGTCTGGTTTCGGAAATACAAAGGCAGATACCGCTTTTCTGAAGGCTCGCTTTAACAAAAGTGTGGCTGCTGGCGAGCGTCTCGTCGGTTCAGAATTTTGGATGACAATAAAGGGTTATGAGAATCTTTCGATTCTGGTAACAACAACTCAATTGCCAGAAGTGGCTCGTGAAGACGTCGAGTTCTTTGCGCCGAGTGGCATGAAGTTTAACCAATATGGACCTCTTCGAAATTCAGGCGAATTTCAGGTGACTTTCCTCGAAACGATCGAAGGTGACGTACTGAAGAAGGTCAAAGAAATCGTTTATGGCAAAAAATACTTGGACGTTGTGTTCGCAGCATCTGCTGAATCTAATAGCGGTAGTGATAAAGGGCTTACTCGCACTTTCTCGCACTGTAAATTGCGTTCCGATGCAGTGGACTTTAGCGCCGAAGATGTGACGACCGTCGTCCGTCCAACAATTGCAATCATCTACAACTGGCAGGAGTAAGTAATGACCCCTGCTGATCTCCTGGAAGGCGTTAAAAAGCGCTTTAATCCGCTGCTAGTGGACAAAAAGGAAGAGCTACACTCACTTCTTCGAAAGGCATTGGCCGCCTATCAGGATAGGGCAGGGGTTATCACTTCCCTTAAGTTGGAAAAAAGTGATGGCCTGGCCATCGCTTTTCCTGACGATTACCTATCACTAGTTCACGTCACGGATAAAGACGCTTTTCTTGTCTATTCCGCGATACAGCACGACGGCATCGAACTGGAAATGACCGGTTATGAAACATGGCCGTTGCGCCTGACATATCTGATGAATTTGCGCGACCGTGATTTTGATAGTTGGCATTTGCCGCCGTCCATCGTTGGTATGGTTGAGGACTATCTGGAAGCGCTCATTAAAGTGCAAAACGTTGCCCGCATTCGCCGTGTATCCATTGATGGAAAATTTGACTACTCGGATCTGCCTGATGAGCCCACGCTGCATCAAAGGGTCTTGGATTTAGAGGATCGAATGTCATATAACAGGGCGATCATACCGGGTGCAACTTTGAGGCCGTTTTAAGAGCGACTATGGGTTATTTTGACGGGATTACTAACTCTTTATCGGTTGATACTGGCTCCTTCACCAGTAACTTGATTAGTGACATCCTTGAGAGTTCGCTCTCTTCAAGCGGCAGCGGCGCTAAGTTCGCGAACGATGTAGCATTCGGGAAGAACTACGTGAATTTGGCGATGCGAATTCGCTATGCCCAGGGCTGGCAGTGGACTGTTGAGGTAGACGGTTTAAGCGGTTTTGAGATGTTCGCTAAGGACATCACATACGGATTCGGGAACATCGAACATGACACTAAAGTGATTGGCAGTGTTGAGTTCAATAAGCCGACACATGCTACCGCCGGTACAATCACTTTGACGGTCATGGATACTGAAGACGGTAAAATTCACTCATGGTTTCAAGCGAGAAAAGCCCGCGTCACCAATGGCGATGGCACAGTGAATTTGCCACCTGAGTACCTACTGGGTATTAGAATTTACCGCGTTACTCAGGAGGGGGCGAAGCAGCTTGAACAGGAGGTGAAAGTGTTTCCGACCCAATTGGGTGAGATCACCCGTTCCCGCGACCAGGTGACAGAGTTTCTTAGCTATCCTCTGACATTCGTAAAACACACATCTGCAGGTAGTGCGGTAACTGGCGTGCTGGGAGCCGTTGCTGGGACCGTAACAGGTTCAGTTACCGGCGCGGCAAGTGATGCAATTGCATCTGCACAGGTGATCAAGTTCTAACTCGTAGTAGGGGCAAATATGCCCCTACTCGAAATCACATACTCCCTACACTGCGATTTTCACACCCTATCGGAGACGAATGTGGAGATCGCAAAATTCCCGCTTACATCAAACCCTTTGAAAGAGATTGTCTTCACTCAACCAACGGTTGCTGACGGACTTGCGTTTGCAGCGCTTGTCGAGTCTGAAGATGAAGTGAATACCACGCACTACCTGAACAAACTGCAAGGCGAAAACCCCGATGATAGTGCTCTCTGGACCGTCCAGGACAGACGAACGGCGTTGTGGTGGATCTTCGTCAATTCTCGATCCGATGCAGTGATGACATTTTCATATGAATGCCAGTTTTGCAAAGGGATGCATCACGCGGATATTGATATGACAAGTCTCGCTGATACGGTGGAGTTGTTGACCGTACCAGCGTTTGTAAAAACCTCAGTGCCTGTTAATGGCGTACCGACCAACTGGACATTGAAGCCTCTTGATGGTCGTGGCGCGGAGATGCTGGAGAGACTGAGGGAACTATTACCCGATCCAGAAGATACAAAAAACCACGAACAGAAACTGGCAGAGCTGCGCATTGCTGAAATTGCCCTTTGCACCTCACTTGACGATGATCCGGATGACTTCAAAGAGGCTGCGAACCGGCGTTTTGACATCATCAATACCATGGCGATTGAAACCGAATTTACCCCGCTTGTTGCCAGAATTCAGCTCATGCAGCGCGATCTCCGACATGGCCTCGACATGGTGATCGATAAGGGTAGGGCGCACTTTGTTTTACCTCCTCAGCAATGCAAGAAAGCACAGGAGGGGGTGGACGCTAAAACAGTGCTCCACGTTCCCTTTTGCAATCACGAATTTATCCCATCACTTAAGCCAAAGCGGGTGGATCACCCTGATTGATAACCTGACTTTATACGGAAATCAGCCAGTAGGGGATGTCGATAACCTCCCTCAATGGCGTGCCCTGAGAATGAATAAGTCGGTAGAAGAGAAATATAAAGCTAAACCAGGCCGCCGCTGACGGCACTGACAGGATGATGCATGAAAGGTAACACTGATCGCGTTGCAATAATCAATGCAATTGAGCACGCAAGCCGGGAGGAATTAACAGCGCTTTCGGCCATAGAAAAATCCATTCGTGGGATGGGGAATGCAGTAGACGGTGCTGAGGCGAAGGTCACTTCACGTCTTCGCCAGCGCACCGTAAATCAGGCTGATGTTGACCCTGGACGTCGACCTAATCCGTACCGGCGCTCCTTGAGCAAATCAAAAAATCGCAAGCAACCTCCACGAGTCAATAAATCTGCTGCCGCGCCATCGACGGCTGTTTCAGTTCGTCCCAGAAAGCCTTTTGATATTGAGGCAGACGGCGAACGTGCGCCACTCAAAATCAAACTTAAGATCGAACAGGAAGAGCCAAAAAAACAGGGACCCAAGAGAGACAGTAACGGACGATATATTTCACAAGATGCAGCAGCCCAAAATCGACAGAAATTACATGATCGGGCCAATGGGGACCTAAAAAATGGGTTCTTCCGTAAACTCGGAAGTCTTTTTGGAGAGTCATCAAAGGGAGGTGGCGGCGGTGATAACGCTATTGGTGATGCTGTAGGCTTATCTGCTGGTGGTCCCTTATGGATGGCAACTAAGGGGCTTTATGACATGGGCAAAGCCGCCCATAAAAATGTGGTTTCGATGTCCGACTGGATGAAAGATAAGGAGCAAGAGCAGGGCGAGAAAAATAAAAAGTGGTTCGCTCGTAAGCAAAAACCCGCGTCTCCCGTTACAGATAATGTCATTCATTACCCTGCGGCTACTGCCGCGCATACTACGGCTCCGGTCTTAGGATCAGCTAAAACATTTGGCAATGCAGCTGAAGTCAAATCGGCAAAGGCAGTCGAAGAGCAGACTAAAAAATTAGCTGCTAATGATGAGCGAATAGTTGATGGTCTTGATGATGTTCAGGACGAGATCCAGAAGTTAAGGAAGTCACTTAAAAATGGATTTGGTTTATCGCTCCCCAGGCGTTTCCCCGGCAGGCCCGGAAGAAATAACAGAACACCTAGTAAACCTGGTAAAAATTCTCCAAAAGAAAAGCCTAAGAGGTCCAATAATAGTAACCCCGGCAACAAAAAGCCTCCAAAGAAAAATCTCCTGAAGAAAGTATTGTCTTCGGGAAAAACTAAAATTATTGGGGGGCTTTTAGCAGGCGCAACTGCTATTGGAGGGGCGCTTTTGACCAAAAAAACGAAAGCTCCAGCTCTAGATAACCTGACACCAGATAAATCAGTAAAACAAGCTACTAAAACTACCGAAAAGGCAGCTGAAAAAGCCGCGGTAAAGACTGCTGAAAAAACCACGGCTAAAACAGCTGAAAACACTGCGGAGAAAGCAGCGAAGGTTGCGGCAACAAAATCCACTGAAGTTGTTGCAGAAAAGGGCGCGGTTGCCGCTTCTGAAAAGGTGGGTGAAAAAACCCTGGCAAAGGGTGCTGCGCATACCGGGGCAAAAATAGCTGGGAAAACAGCGCTAAAAGCTATTCCCTTGGTAGGGACGGCATTGGGTGTCGGCTGGGATGCGGTTGATGGTTGGTCGGATGAAGACAATCAGCGAAAAGCCTTCAAGCTTGCTGATGATCAGGAAGTTTCTACCCGCCAAAAAGCAACCTTTTCCGCTGCGAGTATTCTCGATCTCGGTGGTTTGGTTTCTGGTGGTTCAAGCTTGCTTGGCTCTGGGCTTTCAGCCATTGGCTTAGATGGCATTGGCAATAAGATGCAGTTTGATACGGCTGATATTGCAGCTGGGCTGAATGGCGCCATTGAAGGAGCGAAAACCGGCATTATTTCGCTTACTGATGGTGCGAAATCATTCTTCACTGCTGATACAAAAGCCTCTAAGGAGATCGCAAAGGCTGTAGATGACGGAGCGGGTAAAACTGTCATTGCGATAAATTCCCTTGGAACGAAACTTCAGGGCGGCACCTTTGGGGAGGACGGTGTTGGGACATACGGGACCAACGTTTCAGATTTCAATTCTCCGTCAGAAAACAATATCGGAACGGATCTCAATATTGGTGGCCAGAACGCCAAAAACCGCTCATTCCGAAATAACAACTTTGGCAACCTGAATTACATAGGACAAGAAGGGGCATCCCTCGAAGCCAAAAATAGTAAAGGCGAAGCCCGATTTGCGCGCTTCAACACCCCTGAAGAGGGTATGCGTGCATTAGCAAATCAGGTGACGCTGTATTCGACAGGGAGAAGTAAAGCCGCCGGATATCAGAAACTCGAAACCGTTTCACAGATCATTTCAAAATGGGCTCCGACAAATGAGAATGATACCAACGCCTACATTCAGGCTGTCTCTCAGAAGTTAGGGGTGAAGCCCAACGACAAAATTGATACCAGCGATCAAAACGTCATGACCGCGCTAATCCGGGCTATCGCAACGCATGAAGGCGGCAACCCTCAGGTAAACGATGATTTTATCAAATCAGCGATCGGGAACTATGACAGTGCTTCAGGCAAGTGGGTTGGCGGGCAGTTCTCTGATGAGTCGTTAGCGAAAGTCAATGAGGAGCGAGCAAAGCAGGGGCAAGGAGCTGTGTCGAAAGATTCGCTCTACAGCTCAGGCAGTAAGGTTAAGTTACATGGTGGCGCTCAGGCGAGCGTTATTCCTAAATCTGTCCCGCTGGTATCCCCAACTGCCAGCCCGGTAAGCAATGAGGCTTATGCCAAAGCTGAAGCAGCCCAAAATAATAGCGTCACCGCGCAAAAAGTTGAGACATCATCCGGCGAGGAAGCGCCGAAGACGATTGACGCTCAAATTAGTGAACAAAATGCATCACTGATGAATGAGTTGGCTAATGCCAAATCACCAGAAGAGATAGCTGCAATTGCGGCAAAAGCTAAGAGCGGCCAACAGGGAATGCTCGATATGCTCGCTGGTGGCCAGCTTCCATCTTTGGCTATGCCAGAACTGCCAGCAGCGGTGCAGGAGAAGGTTAGCCAGGTCAAGGAGCTTGTAGCCAAATCTGGGGCACGCATTGGTTTCCGTCGGCCCGGTTCAGAGTTAAGCACGCCTAGTGGTCAGGAAATTCCTGCAGGATTGATTGGCGCCACTGAAAATCCCACAGATTTAGCTAAACGACGTTCAGCAAAGGCAAAGGTTGAGGGGGTCGATCTCATCGGGAGTTCCGCACCTGAGGCTATACCAGGACCAGCAGGGGAAAATCAATCTATTTTGACCGGTCGGGAAGCTGGCGAGGATAAGGGATTACTTGGCTCATTAATGGACTCGTCCCTCACAGGACTAAAAAACGTGGGCGCGGCAGTCCTACCTGCTTTAGGAGATCGGGCATCCAACCTCATTGGGGGGATTCAGGGAACCAATGTGGTGAACGATCTTATTACCCGATTCTCCGGGAATAATACCAATATTACCCGCGCGGTTAGCCCTTTAACACAGCGTGCCGGTGAGTATCTAAATGGTGGTATTCAATCAGCTGCTGATGGCACTAAAAATACATTAAACGACATCAACAACTCACTCTTCTCCCCATCCTCGGTAGTGGCAAGGCAGGAGCCAATTTATTCAATGCCACGACAAATGCCGACAGTAACGGACTTGGCCGCCAGCGGCGTTCGCCAACCAACTACTGCTGACAAGGGAAATCACGATCTGGATATCCTGAAATCTCTTGAGCGGCTGAATTCGACGCTAGGCGATTTACTTGGGGTTAGCAAAACCGCCGCCAAAAAAGAGCCTGATCGCGTAACAAGCACTGCCCAACCAGCTCCACGCGAGAGAGTCAGCACTTCTATCAACGATCCGTCTTTGGACGCGCTACTCAAAGATTGAGGACAAAATCATGTTGCGAGAGATAGACCCTATGCTTCGTGTGAATGAAAGCGGAGTAGTGATTAACGAAGGAGATAAAGAATCTTGGATGGTGAGGTTAGAAGAATGGCTGCTTACGCCGGTCGGCACCGTTTACGGACTCCCACACTGGGGTAATCCCATTGCTGAATTTAAGCATGAGCCGATAGGGGAGGGAAGTTCTCACGTAGAGGTCGCGATTGAAAACAGACTGGCAAAAAAACTACGTGCCGATCTGCCTGGCCTCAATCTTCAGGCGATCCGTTGTGAGTCAATTAGTGAAGATAAAATATCGGTCGCCTTCTATGCAAAAGGCGGTGTCACAAAGGCTGTGTTGCAGAATACTTCAGGGAGTTTATAAGTGAGCCTAAGCGATTTATTGGCACGGTTTAACGCCATTTTGAGTGAAAACAAATGGTGGTCCAGATATGCAAATTCTCAGTTCGTTCAGATGATGACTGTGTTTGCCTCGCAAGTGATCTACATAGCGCAAACATTTGCGAGTAGAGCACTTGCTGAAGGTTTTCTTTCAACAGCTGCACAGCGTTCAAGCATTCTTGCTGCTGCGGAGGATCGGGGCTATGTGGGGCGTTTTGTTACCCCATCGCATGGAAGCGTGTCTATAAAAAATAAGACCGATAAGGACATCATCCTCCCTCCTAATGCTGAACTTCTCACGAGCGACCAAACCGCTATATGTACCTTAAGTCACGTTGTGATCCCAGCGGGAAAAACTATAGGTGGTATAGAGGTGTTACAGCGTGAAGCTATGAGCATTTACTATGAGATAGATTCAGAAATACCGTTTAAAACGTTGCTTCTACCACGAGATGTTACGGCAGAGGTTTCCGCTTTAGACGTATTTCTCGTAACAGGTACTGAAAATAATCAGCACGAGGTCAAATGGACTTATAACCCATTATTTCGTATGTCTCGCAGCACCAGTCAACACTACACCTTGCTATATAAACCAACCGAGCAGATCGGCGTTCGTTTTGGCGATGGTTCAATGGGGAAAATGCCGCCATCTGATTGCACAGTGCGCATTGATGTTTGGGCTAGCTCTGGTGACTATACGCTGGCCGAAGGACAGAAACTTGAGGCGGCCGGAAATATCGCAAACTACAAAGATGCGCTGGAAATAATCAGTGACAGCGTGATTACCGGCGGTGATGGGCTTGAGTCAACCGAAGTTACTCGCATGAGAGCCATGTATTACGTGCCATTTGATGAGCAAGTTGTATGGAGCGGTGATTATCGTCATTTTATAGACGGGCGCGTGAGTAATATTGCCTGGCTAAATGCATGGGGCGAAGCTCGCCAGGAGGAAATTACAGGGTTTGATGTTCGCAACATTAACCGGATTTTCTTCAGTGGCAATAAAAGCGGCCTTACTCAGGAGGAATTTGCTGCTGAGGTGATGGAAGCACTTGCTGATGTCCCTAATGAACTTAATAAAAAGTTTGAATATGTACCATTAAACGAAATGCCATTTACGATAGCTTTTAATGGGATTCTTAAGAAAGATGAAGTAGTAGAGGATTCGGAAAAGGCCGTACAAGATATACTTAATGAACGGTTTGGGCGGGAATCACCATATTTTAAAGAGAAACTGGAAAATGAAAACGATAAACAGCAGGGCCGGGCTGTTGTTGAAATTAAAGAAATTTGGAGTGCAGTAGAGTCATTGGGGTTATTTATTTCATATGAAATTGAAGTCGTGAATAAAAAAGAAGCAGTGGCTTATAATGATTTTGTCTATATGGATGTCTCCGAATCTGTTTTTAATATTGATTACCAGAAGGCGAACTAAAGATGAGAGCTAACTGGCTGAAGGATCGACTAACGCAAGCAAAAGCAAATTCCCCCCTCTGGGCAGCTTTCGCAGATGCACTGCAAACAATCTGGGGAGAAGAAGTGGAAGGTACGCTAACGCGCATTAGCGAACGTAAAAACTTCTTCACTATGGACCCGGAAGACGTGGAAACCCGTATATCTGAATACGGGCGTTTCTTCACTATCACAGAGAAAGACGCAACGCGTAAGCCCATGCTATTAACGCAGAGGCTGGACGAGGTTCACTTTAAAGGTACTGACAGACCGTTAGAGCAAACCTTTTGGCGTGAATTCGGGGAAATGCCGGTCACTTGGGAAGGACTTTACGCACCAGTCAATCTTGATGCATTTCCTTATGGTTCAGTTTTCATAACTGAAGCAGATGTAGCGGTTTCTGAAGCTATTTATGGAGAATTTTTTCTGACATCCAGAGGGATGATTCTCATTAATCTTAATGATCTGGCTACTCGCTACGGAAGGATGGACAAAGATGAAGCCGTAGAACGTCTATTGAAAGACTTCGATCGAATAGTAGCCCCTCTTCTCCCGCTTCATATTGTCTTTGATGGCGTTACTCTTCGCTTAGTAGTCGAGTTCAAACCTGAATATACCGAAGAATTGCATCAAACCCGAATCGAGGTGGTTAACAAGCCATTAGAGTCATTTGCGTCTGCAGAGGATTCCGTAATGTTATCTTCGTCTGCGGGTATCGCAACTGAATTCACCGATCTGTACCAACCAAAAAAGGCATTGCAAATATCATGGGATACAATGCCGGTCGATGCTTGGCTGATAGACTTTGATGTGCTCAATCAAATTAAAGTCATACCATCGCCTGAAGTAACACATCTTTACCTTCTCCCTGGGGAAACAAAGCGAATACATGTCACGCTTACGCCAGAAAGCTCAAAAGATGCTTATTTCTCAGCCTATGAAGATGATTCCAGTATTTGTAATGCAACGTTTGATGATGCATATGTGACAGTTACTGGTAAGTGGCTGGGAAATACTACCGTTCAAGTCATCAGCAATACGGGAAATGTTGAGCTAATCTATATCGATGTTATGGCTGGGGCGAAGTTTGATGTGACATTCAACTCTTATTTAGCCCCTATTTTCTACGCAAATGAGGGGGCTGAATTTATTGTGGATTGGGGCGATGGCGTTCCGGGGAGAGACTACGTTCAATATAGTTCAGGGAAAAATGGCTACATACCTTCCGAGCACATATATGAAGAGAATCGGTCCTATACTGTTACTGTTTACGGTTCTGATTCGATTGCTTTTGGGCAGTCTGGAACATCCACACCCATAAACAGCATATCTAAAGTACATATGATTGCAGGGGCTAGAACTAAAGCTGACTATATTTTTTATAACCAAAATAAATTAACGTTAATAAGCAATATTTGCCTGCCTAACATTATTAGTGCTATTTCAATGGCGGAGGGATGCAGTTTACTTGAATCATTACCGGATGATTTTTTAACTGATGAAACGGATATCGAAAATCTTGAAGGGAGTTTCAGGCTTTCTGGCATAACTTCATTGCCTGTTGGTTTTTTGAAAAAAGCCGCAAAAATTAAAAGCATGTATAGAACTTTTGCCTATTGTCCTTTGAAAACTGTGGAAAGTGGAATGTTAAATTCTTGCTCGTCATCTCTGACGACTGGTGCACATATGTTCTTCTGTTGCTATGAGCTAATTTCGGATGTCAATGAAATATTTTCAGCCAATAGTTATAACAATATTACCAATTCTACCTCCATGTTCAGTAATGCAATAAACGTAACTGGTAGGGGAATGCTATTGATCGAGAAAATGCCAAACTTGAAATCTCATACTAACATGTTCACAAAATGCACAAAGCTTGATGATTGGGTGGAAATACCAACTGGATGGTACTGATTATGCCAAGCCTGATTTGCTAACAGGTAACACTCTAAATCACACACTCCATACACTCCGTTGCATTAACTACTATGTAACGGAGGTTTTATGGCTGACATCCTCGCCGTCGAAGAAGGTGGCACACTTTACAAATCTCAGCTGCTCACTTATTACTACACCCGCCGAGCCGAATCTTCAATCGGGCAGGGTGAGCGATTTTTAATAAAGCATGCCTACTGGGGTAAAACTGACCTTGTAACCAAAAGTGATGGAGATGGCTGGGACATTGCCGATATACCATTAGACTTTTCTTTGGAAGATCTACAGTCTCACTTCGCAACTAATGACCTGATCTGCTCCGTTCAGGGAACGACAATCGCCATTAATATTTCACTGCCAAGAGAACAGCTTGAGGCTGGATCTCGATATGACTTCAATACGCTCGTGCTAGTGGATTCAGAAGGTGAACCTTTTGCTGTCATGTGTACCCAACAGGAAACGATGTATGCGGAGAAAAGCTACAACATTTTCGTGACGATTGAACAAGTTGGGGGAACCGAAGATGACAGTTAAAGTTGTTTCGATAATGTCAGCTGAAACGACCTTCCCACTATTGGCCGACGTTCAGTACATGGAGCCATATGGTTCAGCAGCATTCAACCGAAAGTTAAAGAACATTATTAGACCTGGGTTCTTCGAAGGATTCACACCAGTGCCAGGTAATGGGCTTGAACTCATCATTCGTTCTGATAATTCCGGCGGTGCCGCGTCTGTTGACGTTAATGGATTGCAAATCACAGTACAGCAAAATAGTGATGTGAGTCTATTATTGCCGCCGGGTTCAACATCTATCATTGTGCTGGAAGCCAATTACGTACATGGAGTAAAAACGACACAGGTCGATAGCTCTTCAAGCGTTCCTGCCACTCAGATTATTGCGTTAACTGATGATAAATTGGCTTCAAACCAGATTGAGGTTTGCCGCGTAAATATTCCTGCTGGAGCTCAGCAGATCGATGAGTCGATGATTGACCAGTCACACCGTGTTAATCGTGGTATTGGCATCCAATTATCGAGCGAAATAGATAGTGACCGGGATGATATCGCAGCATCATCAAATGCGGTTAAAAAGCTTCACGAAATGATTTTGGGCATTGATTTTCCTGATGGCTCAACAGAGCAACCTGGTTTGGTTCAATTAAGTAGTGCAACCGATAGTGACGCTGAAGATAGAGCGGCAACACCGAAAGCGGTAAAGGTGGCAAATGATAACGCCAACGGACGCGTACCTTCAGAACGCAAAGTGAATGGCCGGGAGCTGACGGCTGATATCAGTGTAACCGCGCAGGACATTTTCAACGGTCAGACGGTGGGGCTTGGTAGTGCGGTTGATCTAAACAGTGTTACGACTCCGGGGCTTTATTATCAGCCAGCGAATGCGCAGGCCGAATCCGGGATGAATTACCCGGAGGCAAATGCCGGTTCGCTTGAGGTGTATAAGCATGCCGGTGTGACTCAGATTTACCGTGTCTACAACAATTCTCGCAGCTATATCCGCACCCTGTTTGACAGCGTGTGGTCCGCCTGGGCAAAGCAGTATGACGCGTCGAACAAGCCTACGCCAGCCGATATTGGCGCTTTGCCCCTAGGGGGCGGCAGGCTGACAGGAACGCTTGAGATTTATAATGGCGCACCCATCATTCAGCTCAGTGAGTCCGATACGGGCAAAAACTATTTCATTGTTGCAGATGGTAGCGGTTTTCGTATTAACGAAGATTCTACGGCTGGAAATGCACTCCTTTCGTATGCTGGAGCGAGTAAAAAATTAGTCACTGTGGGCCAGATAGCTCCCGGTGATTGGACGAATATCGATGCGCGATACTACACAAAAGCACAATCAGATGCGGCATACATGCCGCGTACGGGGGCTTACACCAAAGCAGAATCCGATGCTCGGTATCAGCTTACCAGCTCCGCTGATACACATGGGATTAGTGGGAAAATTTTGTGGTCGAAAAACGGGAAAACAGGCGTGATACGAATGACGGGGATAACCGATAACGTGACAAACAGTGGTCGTGTTGCATTCCCATTTGCTTTCCCAACTAAGTGCTACTCAGTGGTTGCCAATAGGCATAATTCGGATGGGCATTCGGCTGCAATGCAACCATATGATATCTCCACCTCAGGGTGGTATTTACGTATTGCCGGTGGTGGAACCGAGTCAATATCATGGACGGCAGAGGGCATTTAATATGGGCTATGTATACCGACCATTAACTCGTGCTTTTTACAATGATGAGTTCGAAGCTGACTATCGAAAAGCTGGGACATGGCCCGGATTTTATGTCCGTGTGTCAGATGAAGATTATCAGAAGCTAATGGATGGCCAGTCCCAAGGGAAAGTCATTGTTACAGGGGAGCGCTGTTACCCGGTTTTGGCCGATCCTGTTATTGATTGGAATGCTGAAGCCGAAGCTAAGCGAGCAATTCTGTTAGCTGAAGCAGCCACAGAAACTGCTGATTGGCGTATTGAGCTGCAACTAGATGTCATCAGTGATGAAGACAAAGACTTGTTAATTGACTGGATGGCATACACTAAATTGCTGAAGGCGCTTCAGCTCGAATCCGTAGCAGATGAAGAGGGCTTTAAAGGAATAACCTGGCCTGCAGTGCCCGCGTAACTCCAGGGCGATAGAAGACTATCGCCTTTTCTACAATTTCTGACAACCATGGTATCTCGCGGTTATAACGCTGCAATATCTTGTATGTCTTCGATAACTAGTGACATCGGCATAATGGTTACATCATGTCCGATTTTTCGATCGCCAATAATGCAGCTAATCTCGCCAATAATTACATTATCGACGATTAATTTAGTTATATCGAACGACGTAAACCATCAACTACATATCAACCTTAGGCGCTTTCAGTACATAAAATACAAAACACCATTCTGCATGATGCCTTAACGCTGGAAATCACATTCTCCCTAAACTCCCCCCATTACAGCTCGCATAAGGAGAGGAGGAGTGCCTCAGTTAGATGAAACATTGCTGTATGCAATATGCCTTTCCCTGGTCAGTGGCTTGGGCGTGTTTATGAATGGTGTTAGAGGGCAAAAGCATAAAGCTTCGATCTTTGACTTCATTGCCGAATGCGTCAATGCACTTACAGCAGGGTTAGTAACGTTTTTTTTGGTCAAGTGGCTTGGCTGGGATGAGAGCTTTTTGTATGCCGCGATTCTCCTCTGCGGTAACAACGCCAAGGAGTTCCTTGAAGTCGGAGGGAAAAAAATGACGGGAATGATATTGAATGCAAAGCGGGGAGATAGCGCTGATGGATCTTAAACATATAGCCTTTATGGTCTTAATAGTAATTCTTTTCATTGACCGGTATGTCTTAAAAAGGGTCAGTGTAAGGTTGCTTGGTATTGGTAGCGCTGTTCTAAAGGAGAATGCAGTGGCGTTTCCAATGAAGATCTCTACACATCGAGGTGGTATTGGCGATGCGAGAGTTGATTACTTCTTTCGCGATCTCCGCAATCCATCCGTAGTAATTTCCGGCAAATCGCGCACGATCGATTGTAGTAATCGCGGCACGCGCGAGGAGTATCTACTAATCAGTACCCGCTACCTCGATCCTGCTGAATGGGAACTGGTTGTACGAGTGACGAACAGTAATTGCCGGTTGAATCCCCTATATAGGATCTTCCCACTTATAGCCTCTCAGACAAGACGTTATGCGTTAACCAAAACGAGTGAAGGGGAATTGCATGTTAAGCCCTAAGAGCAATACAGACAGTAAATATGTGCAGCTGAATTTTGACGAATTGAATGAGAAAGGCTTGGAAAAGCTGCGTAAGCAGATCGGGAAATCCGGTTATAACGTTGTCAAAATTATCCCGGCAGGGAAGGCTCGGAAGAAGGATGGCATACCGACAAAGACATTTACTTTTATCGGGCAAGACAGCCAAACCATGGATATTCAGGTGAACGACACCGGAGATATCTCGGGTATTCGCGTTAATGGCAAAAATGCGCCTTATCAGCACGCAAAGAGCTTTAATGACCTGGCAAAAACGCTTTCAGAACTCTTTAAGAAAGGGGCGACAGCCTTCCAAAAGACAATGGCCAGAAACATAGCGCGTGCAGCCAAAAAAAGCGTTGATAGCAATGCACCTAAGAGGCTAGGAGTGAAATCCAGCGCCCAGCAATACACTGAAGCTAAAGCGCGGCGTGATGCTGTCAGTGAAGATCTTCAGGCGGCCAGCGCAAAACTGGTAAGCACAACGACCAAAGCCTCGGAGTGGAAGCAAAAGACAGAAAAATTGGTATCAGACTACACCAGTGAGCAAGCTCTTACACGGCAGCTCAAAGAGGAAATTGCCAAACTGGAAGCGGGAGAGATTTAATGCTCGGGAATCGAATCAACATAGATACAAGAACCAGTATTGCCGATGATATTTTTGGTAAGAAGTTGGCTTTTGATGGTTATGACGCACTGGCCCTGGGCGACACAGAGGGGCTTTTACTTGAAGCGCCCAGCCTCGAAGATGTTGAAATGACATATTTGGGTACTGAGTTGCTGGCTCGCGAAGTGGGCGCCATGTTTGAAGCCATAACCACCAAACGTATTCGCCTGGCACAAACGATGCGTGCGTTTATTCGCGTCCTTAATCGGAGTTTAAACGGAACTGATATTCGCGCCGGTGCCGATGAAGCGGGCGTGGACACTCACGATAATAATACAGTGTCCGGGGCGATTATTGGGAAAGTAAGGAAAGTTGCAGGCGTACCGGTGATGACTGCGCTAATCCCACTGTCTGACGGTCAAACAACCAGTATTGTTTTCCACTCTCCTACCGCCGACAGCCCACGCATCAAAAATGATGATCTGCTGGTGGCATTTCAGTTTCTACTGAATAAGCGCGATGTGACTCATGTAGTGGCCCCGATTGGTGGTCGTGATGTCATGCTAAATCAAGTGTGTCAGGTACTCTCAAATCTGATTGAGCGTAATAGCGGGAAATTCAAAAAAGCACAGGATAAGCAGAGCAAGATGCGCTCCGATATTCAGTCGCTTGAAGCGGAGGCCGATAAGCTCGAAGAAGAGCGATCTGTGCTGATTGGCCGTGTTGATGATGCTCAAATACAACTGGTAAAAGCCAAGGAGGGTTACTCTGATGCAGATGAGAAAGTCAGGTCGCAAAGAGAAATCAACGCCGACCTTACGGCATACCTGGAACAGTTGAAAAAAAATGCCGCTAACACAGTACCGAAGCGGTTCACTGAGCAGATTAGAACGGTAAAGAAACGTCTACTGGAGAGCGGTGTAACGTCGGTTGGTAATGCCCAAATTAAGACGGATGGTAATGACGTTATTATCACCACAGTAGAGGGGCAAACCTTCAAAATTACCGCAGAGGGCGGCGATCTGGATAAAGCCGCTTCAACTCTCTTAAAAGCCTACCGCAATGATACTGCTGAGCAATATCAGGTAACGGTATCGGATGATCCACAGCTGACTGAGGATGTTAAATATTTATCCTCCCTTCTGGGCATGGAAGAAGAGTATTTCCACGAAAGAATCGACTTTGGTGACGTTACGCCTGAGGTCCTGAATCAAATTGCTTCCGGCCTCAGAGCAGACCCATCAGAGAGTAACATCAAAACAGCTAAGTCCATGGCTGCTGGGGAGGTGGGCCAGAAACTATATGACAGCAATCAGGCCAAAGATGCGGCGATACTCGATGTAAGCAAACAAGTTAAGCGAACGCCGGTGGTGATTGAAAAATGGATGGATAGATTCAACCTCACAGCTGCTGACTTGTTGGGTTATGCGAGTGTGAATGCTGCCATGGAAGGTCAAGAGAATATTAACGCCAATGACTCATGGTTATCCGAAGCAATTCGAATCAATGTAGACCCTTCTCAATACACACCTATGATGTTGAAGGCTTACGCCAGATACGTTGAGATGTCTCGCGAAGATCGCGCTGAGTTGACACATGAACAGGTGCAGAAAGTCTATAGCGATCGACTGAAGCAGGGCATGAATCCCAATGCTACCGAAGAAGAATTGCGTCTTGATGCTGACATGTTCCTTTACTCATTTTTCGGGACAGATGAAGAGCGTGAATTCATTGATAAGTTACGCTGGGGAAGAGTTAGTGACGAAGCGCGATCAGATATTATGGCTAAAGCTGGTCAGTTACGTGAAGAGCACAATATCGCTTTGATCCCGGAGTATACGATCAGTAATCATGACCATGAACCTCAGGAACTAGAAGTGTCGCCTGAGCCGGAAGTCGAGAAATCATCTTTCGGAGAAGGAACTTTCCAGTATGCGTTAGTAAATCGTCCTGCAGGTATTGGTGCGATACCCGAGGGGCAGATTGGTTTATTAGATCGCCCTGAAAAAGGGAGTGCCTACCACGATGTTGCTCGCCATGGTATCGCCGTATATCCCCGCCAACTGACAGATGAAGAAGTTCGTCAGTATGAGTTGAAGTATTTGCCTCCTGAGTCCGAGCAGATCGATATAGCCTCTCGATTTGTTAATGAAGCATTCAATAAGTATGCATCTGAATATCTCGAAATGGTTGAAGAGGATCGCGATACATTCGAAAAAACAGTGCGTTCGAAATTCCGTAAACATATGGCTGGTGTAGCGTTCCCGCAAGGCGAAGCTGGCAAAGCGATGATGCAGAAAATCGTTAATGCTTTAGCTGCAATGCCAAATCAGGAACCAGCCCCGGCAAGTAGTGAACCGCATGTTTCGGAAGCTGATGAAGCTGCTAACCAGGCATTGTCTTTCCTGAAAACCATCCCAGCCCTTGAGACAAAGGATATGGCTCAGCTGCGCGGGGTAAGAGGCCAGGTACGCGAAGCGATCACATCCCTTCAGGCAGCTGGTCGTTTTGAAGAGAATGAGTCGCTGGTGAACGATGCAGCCCGGCACTTATCCGATCTGCTGGTGGCGATACAGCAGCAGGGAGGGGCTAATTGATGCTTAGTGCTCTTGAACGTCTGGATCTTACTGACCGACTCGATGAGCTAATGGTCAGGGCATCTTCAGCTAATGGCCTCGACCTACTCGATATCAACGATGAAATTGATGTCGTTATGGAACGGTTGGGGTATAGCTCTGCTGCAGTTGAACCCGTTGGTGAAACCGAACCTGATCCTATATCCGAACCAGAACCTGCAGGCTCCCCGGAGACGGTTAAAGAAGAGGAACTGGTTACTCCTCCAATCGTTACTGAGTTCCTTGCGGGTAAATTCATCCAGCAATCGCAGTCGGGTTTCTTAGACACACTCCGATCACTAAGTGAATATGTCGGCCTGTTCCTATCTCTCGACCAGGTAAAAGAGCAGTCAGAAAAATGGATAACTGAAAGCGGATACTCACTGTAATTACCGGCCCCTTTTGTAGGGGCTGTTTTCATAGATGGATTCCACACATCCTTTAACTTCTCCATTGGTGCCCCAACAGTAACAGAGTGAGAGGTTGTCTCTTATGTGGTTTTACTTTGTTTATACGCAAAGTATGTTACTATTTTGAGTAAGAAGAAAAAGTAACACATTGAACTACTATTAAATTTACAAGGAAGCATTCATGCCTGTACTGCTAAAGGGGGATTCAAATATGCCAATTATGCCTATGACGTTTTCTCCTAGTGCTGTAGCTCGTAGGTTTGCAGTGCTGGAAGAAGTTACCTTGGGTGACACTCTGTACCAGGTCCTTTTTGACAGCAAAGTGCCATTTGTCGCCGTTATTGAAGCTGAGCCTACGCTCAACGGAAACGAACTCCGCCACAAAGTTGTGGCAACCTTGGAGCTCCAACGTCGTCCTCAACTGGAGGGTGTCTTGGTTAAGAAGTTCTGGGAAGATTGCGATGTTGCGCAGGTTGAAGGTGTCGTTGTTGATGGTGCCATTCGAGATGTGGGTTTAGCAACTTTCATATACGAGACTGTCGCTATTAAAGCAGGCATTACACTTCTTAGCGACAACGAGCAATATGCGGGCGGAAAAGCCCTATGGCAGCACATCGCTCGCCAGTCCAAAGAATTGGTTGTTTATGTGCTTGATACAGACACTGCACAGTACCTTCCGTTCGATGGCGATCGCATCCAATATGATGGAACATGCATCCCTGAATCTGATATTTGGAGTGAACATCCGGATACCAGCAAGCACAGCGTGGTGCTCGTTGCTGAAGCTCGTATGAAACACAGCGTTGCGGCTGCATAATCGCTGATACGATTTGCTAGAATGGCTCCCAGAAGGGGGCCATTTTTGATCTACTGGCCCTCTTTTTTTTCCCGGCATTAAATCACATACTCGGCACAATACCCCCCTTGGCTATTCACTAGGGAGGGCGTGGCAGTGCCAGGCATCACTTATCAATCATTATTTGCCGCGACGAGCATAGATGCTGTTATAGGCATTGTAGCAGCGGCACGCTTTAAGCAAACGAGGCTTGGGCGAAGTAGTTTTGTTGTGACCAGCAAAGGCAATGAAGTTAAGACAGCTTTTAAGATTGTGGATGTCAGGGACCTGGTTATCTCAAACAATCTTGACGGTACGATCAACCCTTCCTTTCCTGCGGAACTTCAGCCCCGCGATAGAACGCGACTTTCCAGTAAGATCCAGGTCAACAGCATTGCTTCAAACCTTCGACCTGCTCAGCTCACAGATTCCGGAATGAGTAGCCATGGAGCTCCAATTGTTGGCAAGGATAATGTCGTTGAATCGGGTAACGGTCGGTCTATGGGGATTTTACGAGCATATGCTCAAGGCCAGGCTAATGACTACCGGCAATATCTTATCGAACACTCTGCCGATTTTGGTATGAAGTCGGATGAAGTGGCCAGAATGGAAATGCCGGTCCTTGTGCGCGAGCGTTTAACTGAAATTGACCGGGCGCAGTTTGCTAAAGATTCCAATATCTCTGACCTGCAGGAGATGGCCGCCAGCGAAAAGGCATTCGTCGACGCTCAATTTCTCACTGATTCTGTGATGGCTATTTTCAATCCTTCGGATGACGGAAACCTTTTGGCAAAGTCCAATGATGCATTTATCCGGGCTTTTCTTCGTGAAATAGGCGACACCGCAACAGCGGGTCTTCTTACTGATGACGGACGTCCAACGAAACAGCTGATCGACCGCGTACAGAATGCCATATTCGCAAAAGCCTACAAGGACGAGCGCTTGGTGAAACTTGTGTCGGAAGAACCCGATCCTGATATGCGCAATATTCTCACCGCGCTAAACACGGCGGCCAGTGAGTTCGCGCAGATGCAGATGCTTTCAGGCGATGCTCATAAGCACGCTGTGAATGGTCTGGTTGACGGCATTGAAGAAGCGGCCGGGCTTGATACTCAGGCGATCGCAGCACTCCAGGAGGCAATTAACCTGGTAAGGGAGGCCAAGGATAGTGGTCAGGCACTGGAGGAAGTAATATCGCAACGTGGTCTGTTTGGCGACAGCTCCCCAGAAGCTGAAGCGCTAGCTATATTCATCGTATCCAACAACAGAAGCGCAAAACGAATGGGGGCTGCGTTTAAGTTGCTGGCATCCAAAATCAACAGTGAGCTCACTCACCAGCAGCAGGCGCTTGGGGATATGTTTGGTGGCGGTGAAGTGGATCTGCGTAGCGTTCTGACAGCGGTATCTGCAGAAATGGAGCAAGAGTTTGGAGAAGGGAAGGGGCTAGACTTCTCAATGTTCTGATCATTACACCGACGGCCCGGTCACTCCGGGCATTTTCATTCACGCTGTAAATCACACACTCCATAAACTGCCAGCCATATCTATACGGATGGCGAATATGGCAACCAACGAAAGAAAATCAGGTTTAATGAAGGCTCTCAAAAAAGCCTTTGCTGGTGGGAGTGTGACGCCAGCAGACCCTATTGTTTTCACAAGTGGGCATAGCGTGGTCGCCAGGTCGGGGCTTTCCTCACTGAATCCAGGAAGTGGAAAAAACATAAATGCGCTTTCAAGCGTAGCAGACGCAGTTAACCTGTCAGCTGAGCTCCCTTCGGATCGACTATCCCGTTACTCAGTTCTAAACACGATGGCTAAAAGCCCGACGATATCAGCGGCTCTAAATATTCACATCGCTCATGCCCTGGCTCCATCAAAGAAGACTGGCCTATCATTCTTGATCGCACCAGTAGATAGCGCAGACAAAGAAGCAATAAAACGTTGTGCAGAGCTCACGGCTGATCTGGGTGAAATGATAAATACCGGCCTTCCATCATGGACCATGATTATGGCCGTGTTTGGTGTTTCATATTTGCGGCCATACGCCGAAAAAGGAAAGGGCATCACCAGCATGGAAAGCAGTTATTACACGCTGCCGCATTTCGTGCAGGAGTTCGTCAGAGGCTCGGATCTGGTTGGATTTGGTGGGGATTACCTGCTTGATCCGACGAACATGGGACGTATTATTGCGGAGCCATGGAAGCTGGTTCCCATGAAAAATCCTCACTGGATACCTCAGCACAACATCATTCCCATTACGACCGGCACCCGCGGATATAGCCTGCTGAGTGAGCAACCAGATAAGCAGCTGATGGAGACGCAGAATTACGGTACGTCATTCCTGGAGCACAGCTATGAGCCTTACTTAAATTTATGCGCGGGGCTGGCTTCACTCAAAGCGACCCGTAACAACGCAGCCAAGATTGACCGGCTTATCGCGTTAACAACGAATACCATCGATCCTGTTAATGCTGCGCTATATACGAACAACGTAGGCCAGTCTCTTATGCGTCACGGGCAATCAATGGCGCAGAAATCCATTAACGGAAACTACATGCCCACAGTCTTCAACCATCTGATCCCGGTTATGGGGGATGGCAAGAACGGCGTTACGATCGACACCCAGTACATTCCCGCTGATATCTCAGGGATTGAGGACATCATGTTCCACCTGCGCCAGCTGGCGGCAAGTTTAGGGATTGATGCAACCATGCTGGGTTGGGCTGACATGATGAGTGGTGGCTTGGGGGAGGGTGGATGGACGCAGACCGCTATCCAAGCAGCGCTACGTGGAAACTGGATCAGATTCGCTGCTAAAACATGCATGTATCGCTTAATTGATATTCACCTCGCATTTAAATATGGGAAAGTCTACCCGGCTAATGCGCGTCCCTACGTAGTTCAATTCAACTCTATGAATACAGCTATTCAAGAAGAGGAAAATAGAGAGCTTGATGCAAGAGCAAATTTCGTCGCGATTATTTCTCAGATTATGGAGGCCATTCAGAATAATCCAAAGCTGGCGGGTAGCGACACATTTATGCGTTATCTATTTACCGAGCAGTTACGAATAGATGAACAAACATTAGATGGGATGATTAAAGAATTTAAGGCTACTACAGCTGAAGATGACAATGACCAATACATGTATGAATCCGCGCCACTAGCGGCTTCTGACGCCCCTGAAACTTGGTCTACGCAGCAATTGATTAATTTTGCAAAGTTCGCTCTTGGTAACTGATTGGAGAGGTTTATGAAAGCGCTAAAAACTGTAACTGACCGTTTTTCGTTGGTCGAAACCATTAGAAAACATACGCCGCAAAATGGCAGGAAATACGTACTTGAATCTGTGCGGAATACCTTCAACCGCGCCGATGTAAAAGAGCGAATTTCATTAGGTGAGATGTACGGTTATTACGGGCATGGTCGCCGAGCACTATATTACAACAAAAGTAAAAGCCTCAATTTACCGGAGGTGAGTGTGGTGATGGTGGAAGGCAAGCCGGTAGTGCTGGAAAACGTACCCTCTAACCGTACTTTGGAAGTGTCATTAGACGATGATGGGATCGTGAGCCACACCCAAGAAATTTTGGATACTGAGTCCGGAAACATCGTGCAGGGCATGCATAACTCAAATGCTGGTGGCTGGTCCTGGGCGACAAGCGGCAACGACAGCGCTTTATCGCTTGTCACTGCGTTTGACGGCTTCGATTACGTAACCACCCCAAATTATATCAGCCTGGATCGGGCGCATCTCATGCTTGAATCTGCGAGTGAGCGCGATGCTGAGTTGCACGCCTCTCTGATTGCCCAGGGATATAGCGAGAACGCCGCGACGGACATTGTTCAGCACTTCGAAAAACTGCGGTCGTACCAACCAATGCTTGAATCAGTTCATGCTACTGAGTTGGAAGGTGCAATGCTGTCCCGCGATGCTGAAATACTTACCCTGCAGGGACGGTTACGCGAGCAACAAGCCATGCTTGATAGCCAGAATGATAAAGCCCGGCAGCGTCGAAAGGTGCTTCGAAATGGGGTGAATAATTTACCGATATTTGTCAGCCATCAGCAAAAGGAGGCTTTGTGCAGACTGGAAACAGCGGAAGATGCAGAAGTGGTTGTCGCTATGCTTGAGTCAATGGGATCGGATGTGACAAAAGGACTTCCAGTTGGCGATGCGTTAACCAAAGGGAAAGGCAATCATAATGAACCTGTCTCACCATTCCTCTGGGCTCTAAATAGAAAGTTATAATTAACAGGTAGTTAAGATCTTATGAATAACAAATCTAAACATTTACCACTGCTTCATGTTGATCCGTCTAATGGATCTGAGTAGGATCGCGCTCATCGGATCAGATGATCCAGGCGTAAAAAAACCGCCTTCGCAGGGCGGTTTCTTTACACTTCATGCAGTGTTGTAGCAAACATTTTCAACGATGACACGCTACAAGCACTGTTCTTATATACATGGATAATTATATAGATGTGTAGGATGCCTGGCAATAACAAAGCTGTTGAAATTTCCGGCTTTGAGCTCGCTTTTTTAGTTGCTAACTCATCAATACCGCATGGAGTCGTGCGGGTTTTATCACAGCTGGCCAATCTTGCAGCCAGCACGCCAAGTTTCTTCATCAGCCGGTCCCACAAGCGAATAGCGGAAGAGGTGCTTTGCAGTGAATCGACCGTTCGCAGAGCATTCAGGTGGGCTGTTGAAAATGGAATGCTCACTAAGCAGGCTGTGGTTCATGAAAAATCGAACGCCCGGCTGCCTAACCTGTACCGCTTTTCTTCTTCCTTCTTGTCTTATGCTCGTCACGTTAAAGCTAAGCTGATAGAGAAAAACCTAACCTTTTTCTCCCCGGTCAGAGCAGTAAGAGATGTGATAGCAAGCCTCAGGGTTTTCTTGAATTTTCATCCACAGCCACCTGTTCAAAATGAACACCCCCCCCTCGGTCAAAATGACCAGGCTAAGAATAAGAATTCTTCTTTAAGAAAAACAAAACAACCAGATCCCGATGTGGCTATTCGCAATACTCAAATCACTCGTCGAGAGATGATCCACGAAGTCGCGGCGGCAAAAGCAGCTGGAAAGAACTTACGTAGTTCTGAGAGACATGCGCGTGAACGACAGCTGAACGAAATAGCTGACAAAAAAGCGAAGAGCTTTGCGTGGGTGAAATGGTTTAAAGGGAAGCCTAAACGCAAGCTTGGGCTTCCCGAACCGGAATACAACTTTGAAGGCATTCCAACAGTGGCGACGATCAGCGATATGATGAGTCGCATCTCCGGCGCTGCAGGATCATCATTCTCTGATAATTCAGTGCCTGATGGATTCAGGGGTTAAACCGCGACAGATCCCCCAGCAGTTTTATAGGCTGTTACAAGCTTCTCCATTGAGTTTTCATGCTGGCCGTAACCAGCCCCTGGCAAAGATGCCCAGCGAGAGCGACATTTAGTGATCGCCTCTTCAATGCGACCAGCGTAAATATCTTCAAGCGCTTTGCACTCTTTGATGAGCTGGATTGCCCATTTATCCTGTGATTCAGGGTTAAAGTCAGGCAAGTTGAGTTGTGCTTTGTAGTGCGACCAATATTTTACGAGGAATTGATAACGACCTGAAGCTGTGGAGCGTTCGCCCTTGGAGTTAAAAATTTTGCCAGGGCGTCCATCGGCAAACGGATGGGTGCTGAAATCGGTAAAAATCTCCGGTTTTCCATCTGTGCCATAAACGATCACGTCATAGCCGTGATTTTTGGTTAGCGGGTGATTTTCGGTGCCTTCAGATACAGCCAGGGTATATAAAAACGCGTGTAAATTTACTTCTTTCTGATCCATTTTCAAGTTCCGTAATGATGATTGGAACTTGAACCCTATTGAGTTTGTGATTTTCGCCGTGAGTAGAACATCCGGTACGAGTTGAAATCACATACTCCATACCATCCCCCCACTTTCATGTAGTGGGGGATCACCTTTGAATCCAGTTAACGCCTTGCTTGCTTCCGCGACAAGCATGGATGAAATTCTTGCGGTAATAGCACGCCTTCATAAACCTCGACCGTTAGCAACATTCGGAGTCACAAAACGTGAAGGTGTGAGCCTTCAACGTGAGCGCCGTCAGGCTAACGATCTCGCGATAGAACTTTTGCAGTCCCTTCCACAAAACTTTGATGGAAACCGGCTAACTGATGATCAGCGGCAGATCCTTGCCCGTTATTCAGGTGAGGGAGGTTTGAAAGGCAAAGAAGGGAGTCAGTACGAATACTACACGCCGCAATTTATGGCTGAGGGTATTTGGGATCTCTTTGCTAATTACGGTATTAATGGCGGCCATATGCTTGAGCCTTCAGCCGGTACTGGCATTTTCCAAGAAACAAAGCTGCCTGGCGCCATAATAACCAGCGCTGAATTATCGCCATTGTCGGGCCGTATAAACCAGCTCCTACACCCTGAGGATGATGTACGCGTAGGGGCATTTGAAGATCTTGCCTCAAACGTACCGGATAACACATACGATCACGCCGTTGGTAACGTTCCATTTGGGGAAGGGCGCTCAGGAGTTGCCAGTAGGGACCCTGCCTACGCCAAAGAGATGAACGTAGGCAATTATTTTGTCCTTCGAACAATAGACAAAGTAAAACCAGGTGGCCTGGTCATTCTTGTAGTCCCGAACGGCATGACCGACGGGACCAAAAGTAAAAAGTTGCGCGATAAAGTGAGTCGCCGCGCCGAATTCCTTGGCGCCCACCGCATGCCTTCTGGCACCTTCTCTGAGAGTGGTACAGATACCGTCGTTGATGTCTGGGTACTGCGTAAGCACCCTTCTGAGTTTGAAGATATATTGCGGGATTCCACAGATGCGCAGCTGGCCGGTGCCAACGTGCTTTGGTCAACCTTCATAAAGGGTAAGTGGTTCTTGACCACTGAGGGGCGGCGTTTTGTTCATGGTGAGATGGAGCGGACTAATTACCAGAATATGCTGGTGGTTAAAAGTGATGGCCGAGTCACAAACGCCGCGATGAAAACAGCTCTTTCACGCCGTTTTGATAGCCGTATTGATTGGGATTCTTTAGGCGTTGTAACTCCGGCGTGGCAGGGTGCAAAAGAAGGGGATCTTCGTATTGTTGGAGGCATTTGGCATAAATTTGATGGTGTCCGTTGGGTCATTGATGCTGAGTCATTCAGTCTTCATGTTGATGAAGCGCGTTATGGCGCGAAGACCCAAAGTGAACTCCATGCCAAAATCGGCAGTACCCAAGGCATCCTTTCTCTGACCCTTGAACAGATAGCGGCGATCGCCAATGACTATCCGAGCCTCATCCCTGACGACATGGCCTCATTGCTCCGGTTTGTGTTGAAGCAACGTAAGAAAGACCGGGAGAGAATCTGGCGTGGCTCAATCGTGGGGCTGAAGATAAACCGCGCGATGGATCTGCGCTCGCTTGGGCAAGAATTCACTGACGTTATGGCTGACGCAGCGCAACTGACTGCAAGTGAGATCGACCGATACGGCAAGCCAGGCGATGTTAAGTTGAAAGACCTTAGCGAAGCAGGTAGCCGCCACTGGCTAACCTTTGCGGGTAATGTAACAACTGATGGTAGCACCTCTGCGCTTCTTAATGGCCAGATCGACGTATCCGACGGCGCTGCAGGTATCGACTTCTCTAAACCAGATCAGGTTGTGGCCCACTTATTCAGTGATGTGGCCCTGGTCCCTGTTTCCCTTGCTGAATTCCGAGCGACGTTCGCCGGTGAACTCCCTGCTGACGATGATGCACTACTCAACTGGTTAGCGACCTTCCCTGAAATCGCAATAGACGGCTTCGGCAACATCCTCCCTATGGGCCGTGCCGCCAGCGGCGATATCAAGTCCAAGGTTTCGGCGCTGGTGGCGCTTCTTGAAAGCGCCACAGGTGAGCAGAAGGCGAACTTTGAGCGTCAACTGGCCCTTATAAACGAGAAACGAGAGTTCACACCACTGGATAAAGTAACAGTGAACATGAATGCTCGCTGGCTTGATCGTCGGCTCATAAAAGAGTTTCTCGCTGAGCAAGGGTATGACGAGTTCAAATACACCGAACCTGAAATGCAGATCGTGGATGGAGTTCTCGTTTCTGCTGATGACTATGACGGCAAGGATGGGGTGTTTACTGGCTATCAAATGCGAACCGTGTCGGGCAAGAACGGTAATGAATTCAAGAAGGCTAACAACAAAGATGGCTTCCTGAATCAGCTTGAGAACTACCTGAACGGGGTTAAACCGCGTGGGGTAAACGCTAACGAATACCTCGATAAGATTGCCGCGCTGGAGACGTCCTTCAACGACTGGTTACGTACTCATCCCAACGCAGAAAGCATTGCTAACGACTATAACGACGCTTTCAATGGCTACATCCCTTTCAGCCACTCCTCTGCTCCACTGGGATTAACCGGCATTAGCGGTAAACGAATTCCCCTTAGCTACCAAAACGAAGAGGTTCGCCGCCTATCTGAAGACGGTCGCGGTATTATGGGTTTCGGTACTGGGTTAGGGAAAACGACAACTGCATTGGCACTGGAAGCCTACAACTTTGAAACAGGGCGCACGAAGCGTACTTGTATTGCGGTTCCGAAGGCCGTGTATCAAAACTGGTATCACGAAGCTCAAGGCTTTTACAGCCAGGAAGCCTTTGCTGGAATGCTCTTTGTTGGTCTGGATGAGGTGATGAATGAAGGGGGAGAAATTTCAACAGCGCCGGTGCTCGATGAGAATGGGGAGCCTCGCCTTGATAGTGCTGGTATCGCCATTTTGCGTAATGTCGTTAAAGAGTCCAGCAGCGCGACGGTGATTCAGCGTATGAACATGATCCCAACATCCAATTACCGAACGGTGATCATGACCAAAGAGCAGTTTGCATCTATCCCCCTACGTGATGAAACGATAGAGGAAAACTCTCAGCAAGCGGTGTTTAACGCAGTTGATATGGGACGACTCGACCTTGCTTCCGGGCGGCATCGAGACGCGGCAAAGAAAAATAGAATTAAGGACCAGGCCGCTGACACCGGCACAACTAAAAAACGCAATGTTCCGTACTTTGAAGACATGCGCTTTGATAGCGTGATTGCTGATGAAGGTCACAACTACCGCAACTCATTTGGCGCTGGCCGCGAAGCCGGTCAATTAGCTTATTTGCCGAATCCCTCAGTCTCTCAAATGGCACGCGATATGGCTGTGAAGTCAGCCTACATGATGCAGAAAAACAATGGGCGCGGCGTGGTTATGCTTACGGCTACACCATTGGTAAATAGCCCGATAGATGCATTCAATATGCTGTCAACGGTGGTCCCACAGTCCGAATGGATCAGAATGGGCATCCTAACCCCAGATGATTTTGTTCGTGTCTTTGGCAAAACCGAAACAGTGCAGGTGCAAAAACTTTCCGGGGAAGTGGAAGAGAAGCAGGGCCTGGTTGGTTTCCAGAACCTTAACGGTTTGCGTGGCATTTTCCATCGCTGGACGACACTGAAGAACGCTGCTGACGTCGGGGAAACGGTCAAAATCCCGGACCTTGAAGAGAATACGCTTTCCATCCCAATGACCGATGAGCAAGCAGAGATCTATGAAACGCTTCGCAAGCGCGCTCAAGAGCTCAGCAGCCCTGTAAAAACCGTTGTCATTAACGATGAAAATGGCGTCCCGCAGGAATACCACTCGATAAAGGACCCTAACGAGAAGCCGGATGATTTCATATTCTCCATCATTCGCGACATGGATAAAGTTGCGATAGATCCGGATCTGTATGCCAGCGCCATAACCTTCCAGTTCCCTTCGGACCAGAGCGTAAGAGCCAAGGGTATATTTGATGGCTTACCATCGATTGCCGGTGGCAGATTGTCAGACGATGAAGATGAGGCCGTTGAAGGGCTGGTGGATACGCGGACGAGTAAGGTTGTCAAAACCGAGTTTTTCGACCGCACTACGCATGTTGAGATCAGGGCCAGCATAGAGCTGGAGCCAGAGATACTTAAGGCCATTAAAGCTGCAGGCATTCATCCTGAGACTGTCTCCCACCCAATACCACCAAAATATGCCGCGCTAATAGACAACCTCCGGGAAGGTCTAAAAAGCGGTAAGCAGATCATCTTTATTGATGAGAAAGCACAGCACGAGAAATTGCGGCGAATCATCTCCAGCGCCCTTCAAATCGACCCAGCAGAGATCGGCATAATCAATGCAACTACTGTTCAAAAAGCTGGTGGTGTGAAGCTCAAGGCGGTGAAGCTGCCAACCGAGCCGAAACCGAATAAAGATGGTGAGTTTAAAGACGGCGCCTGGGAAGAGTATTACACCAAAAAAGCCCAGTACGACGATTACGTAGCGGCCAAAACAGATACCAGCCTTGAAGGTATGGAGGGTATCGCTGCTGATTTCAACGAAGGCCGCACCCGGATTATTATCTGTAACAAAAAGGCAGAAGTAGGGATAAACCTTCATATTGGCACTACTGATGTCCACCATCTCACCTTGCCGTGGACACCGGCCAGTATTGACCAACGCAATGGTCGTGGCGCCCGTGTTGGTTCGCCTCAGGAAAAAGTCAGAGTCCATTACTATTGCGGTAAAGGTACTTTTGATGATTTCCGTCTTGAAACGCTAAAGCGCAAAAAGGACTGGATAAAGTCTGTGATGACCAGCGACATCTCCGAGATTTCCAATGGGGACGTTGAGGACGCTGATGAACGCGCCAGCATGCTGGCAGAAAACCCTGAGGCACGCCGCGCGATAATGGAACGTCAGACTGAAGAGCGCAGACAACGGATAGCTGAAAAAGCACTACGCGATGCGAACAATGCTCTTGATAGCTTCCTCAAAGCGGCAAACGCAGCTAATCAGGATCTGGAAATGCTTAGCCTTGAGCTCCAATCAGCGACTGAAAGGCTGGAAAAAGACCAGGCCTATCACGATAAAATGGTGGCGTCCGGGACAACTCGAAATGGCCTTAAGATCTCTCTTGAGGGGTTAAGCAGAGGGAAAAAGCGAGTCCGAGAGTTGAAAGGCACTTTAGCGCGAGCCAAAACCGCAGGCACAACGATGAAGCGTGCGCGTGGGGATGTGGAGCGTGCTATCACAAACGGCGTGTTGGACATCGACATCGATGTTGTTCAAAACCCACAGTCATACATTCGCGTGCCGTCGGGTGTCATGCTCAGGATTGGCAGCTACTTCCGGGTGCTGACTGATGGAGCTGATCTCCCTTATGCCGGTGTCGTGCAGGTTAAGAAAATCTACCCAGAACGTGGGGAATTCGACTGCAAACTTATGTGGAAAGATGCTGATAGCCGCTATTCCTCGCGCAATGCTGGCAGCTCATTAACGCTCGATTTTGGTTCGGTGTTGGAGCCGGTTGTTTTTGAGAAGGATGCAGCTGAAGCCAGAATGAAAGCCGCTATAGGTGTTCCCTCATTCGAACTGTCTTTAGAGCTCACACGCGAGCAATTTGTTGACGCTATTACAATCGGGCAAATGCTCGTTAAAGGTAAGGCGGCATCGAGCTATTACGGCTATCAGGAAAAAGTTAACTACTGGGTATACCGAGATGCGCTTGGCAAGCTCCATCTTAGCTTCTGCGGTGATGGAAAAATAGGCAATACGATAGGCAATTCTGGCAACAAAGAGATCCTTCCGGAGCAATGGGTTTACCCAGATCGAAATGACGAATCACTTAAACGTGAGCTGGTGGCCCGTATGAATAGTGATGAACCGTTCAGCGAAAATGATGCTGCAGGTTTCCTGCGTGCCGTTTTTGGTTACGACTATGAGAAAGGCATGGAGGCATATGGCAATCAAGCCTCATATGACGATGTGGTCACTATTGTCGATAATTGGATGGCCAGCCGAGACTTAGATGGTCGTTCCCTGGATAAACTCTCTAGCGAGGATGTGATAAGCGTTTACCGGAAGCCAGCTGGTGATGGGCTTAAATCATTCTGGGAAGGTATCATGGGCGTTCGCGGCTTCCGTGGTGAGTCGAAAGCGTTTGCCAACAAGAGTGAAATGGAGCGCATGTTTTACCAGGTCCGGGATGCGAGAATAAACGACAAAATCAGCAGGGCGCAAACCGGCGCGAAAGAGCTGGGTGCCAAGATGTTTGCACAATACAAGAAGCTGACCGAAGACCAGGGCAAGGCTATGCTTCCGGCAATGTTGGTTGATTCAGCTGCAAATGCCTACAAGGTGGTCAATGAAACACTAAACCCGCTGGAGACAGATGCCACTATGTGGATTAATGCCGGTAAGGTGATCCACGCATACGAAGATAAAGACATTGGTGTCGATAATTTCTCGTCTACCGCAAGCCTTCTGATCCTCGTGAACATGGCCTTTAATCAGCTGGCAAAACTGAAAGCCGGTGGTTACAAGGATCTGCTTAGCGAGGAATTGACTGGCGCTTCATGGGACGAATATCTGGGCATCTTCATGGGTGATTTGACCTCTGAGAGTGTAAAAGTCCGTCTGCAGGAGGCAAGGGCATTACGTCAGGACAGCGCCGAAGTGCAAGCAGAGGTCACGAAAGAAGCTGACGCAGATTACACCATTGAGATAAACACGACGGCGATCATTGGTAGGGTAAACGTGCGGCGGCGCTGGTTCAGTATCAATGAGCCAGAGGGACAGGTCTATCTGATCGCAGATAACCCTGGTAGTTCTGTTATCTACAGAGCCAAGAACGTCATCAAGAACCAGTTCAACGGACGTTTCTGGAACTTCGAAGCGAATCCGATTGCCGATGTTGAGTTTGATCGCCCGGCTTGGGTGGTTTCGACGCATTACAAAATTGATGAGATTCGGGCTGCTATTGCCCGCGGATAAATGCTTAAGGAGCTGCCCCGCAAGGGGCAGAAGGCAAATGACAACGCTTATTGAAACTATTATGCCAACAGAAGGCTATGTAACCAGTCTGTTAGAGGAAGCACTGAACGGGAAATCAGAACAGGAGTTTGTTGCATTTTATTTGCAAGGTGTAATTGATAGGGTGATACGTGAACCACGCACCTATCGTTGTTTTGGTCCCTGGTGGCCAGCCATCAAAACTTTAATAATTGCTGGTGGTTGTACGAAACTGGGCCAAATCGTCGAAAGTGACGTAGCTGAAACTTATAAACTGAGTCGTCCTGCTTTAACCGTTATCGCCGCTCATCTTTATTCAGATGAGCGGGTGGACAGGGAGGGACTCTTTAACTCAATACATCAATTAGTTGTGCTGCCGACTTCAGATGATACTGAACCGTATATTTATACGAGCTATGATGAATCTATTGAGAAATACAAAGGGTTAGGTGGTGTGTAGTGAAGAATAGAGTTTTCACATTTGAAGATCTGAAAATCTATGCAAAATTTAAGGGTTATGATTTAGGATTTCACAGATACCGAGGAGTTTTTACATTAACAAATCTTTCGAATGAAGAAGAGTGGGGCTGGGTGTATTTTCCTCATGCAGATCAGACAGTAGCGAAGATTAATGACTTAAACCTCGAAGGGTGGAAACTAGCTATTGATCATTCAATAGCGCTCGTTAATAAATAGGCGTCATAATGACATCTATTCTGTTGATCGCGATCATTAACAAAAACCCACTGATTAAAAAACAAACGCCCCTTTTAAAGGGGTATTTGTGATTGCCCTCACATTTATGTATCGTCAAATTCACTTTCTTTATCTCCAAAAAATGCTATTCGCGATTCGCCAGAGGCATGTGTGCTCAAATTCACGGAAGATTGGTACCAGACCCACGTAAATAAATCAAAAACGCGTAAAGGCACCACTACCCCGAAAATAAAAGCACTTTTAGATAAATATATTTCACCTCATGCTCAGGCGCTTGCAGCATTAGTAAAAAACCCTACATTGTCGAAGGGCAATGAAGAGCACTATCTGCAAGTCCGGATCTTTGACTGGCTGGAGCGCGAGCTTCCTGAAATATATGACCTCACACATGCAACTCCCAATGGCGGAAAGCGTGGGAAAAAGACAGCTTTTGCAATGAAGGCCGAAGGGCAAAAGAAAGGTTATTTAGACCTTTCCATCGACCGGGCCTGCGGCGGCTTTCACGGCTTCCGGATGGAAGTGAAGTTTGGCAAAAACAGGCTGACACCCGAACAAATCCAGTGGGTTTCTAAACTGGAGCGGGAAGGGTACAAGGTTGTCGTTGTCTGGACGCTAGAAGACGCTGTAAAGGAAATTACAGATTACGTTTCTTTGGAGGAATTGTCGTGATATCAAAGCTTATGGAAGGGACATTTGGATCAGCAGGAGTTTATGCGCGTCGCGCTGCATGGCCGTTGACCCAAGTAGCCGAGTTTACACGTTCAGGTGACGACGTTGTAGCTAGGTCTGCCAGTACCGGACACCGCATCGAACTTGGTCCAGAAGACTATCTGGCAAAGGATTGGGTGCTATGTTGCTAAAAAAAAGATATCACTATTTTTCAATCTGTCTTTCCGAAGAAACGGGCAAGATCCGCAGCGCGATAATGGTCGGGCAATCGCGGTGTGTTACGGCCCCTCTAATCAAAAGAGCTTATGAGCACTTAAGCTTCCCTGAAACTGCTGTGGTCGTTAATGCCTGTTGGCTTGGAAAGATGACGCAGGAAGAATATCAGAATGGGATAGTGATACGCTCCCGAGCTGAAGCGGCAAAAGCATATATACCGTGGGTTTGCTGTTTAACTCTGGCCGCCAGCCTCGCTTACCAGTTTCTGTAATCCCCATCAAACCAGCGTTCGCTGGTTTTTTTGCGCCTTAAAACCTCCCATAGACAAACCAACATTTTCCAATAGAATATGTTTAGATTGTGCATCACAACTCTAAGGAATGAAAATGAGCACTGTTTTACCACAGCAAAAAGCCGTAACTGAGGATGTCTTAGCTGCAGGGATTGAAGCGCTGCGTAGCCAAATATCTCTCGCCATGAAGCGATCTGCCGGTGATGACCTTACCGTGAGACTTTTTGAGAGTGCATTGCTCTCACTCGATAACCTGGTATCGGCTATCAACATACGATTGGACGATTCGGTTGATGAGTTTAACCGGGTTGTTGATCTGCTAGAACAGTATCAAGAAGACATGAACACTCATCATCTGGAGGTGGTCAAGCTATGTGGCTTGGAGATGGGGCCATATAGCGAGTTAGCCGGATTACTTGCTACCAGGCTCGAAGACCTTAAAATTCAGGTCCAGCACGCCAATAATCGCACCGACGCCTCAATGCTGATGAACGACGAGCTTAGGCGTTCCTTCAACAAGTATAAAAAAGACTACCCTGAAAGCCTCGTAATTGACCTGCGGAGCCGTGAACGTGATAACAACAGCTTGAAGCGTGAGCGCAAGGCGCTCAAAGAGGAGATAGCTGAGCTTGGAAAAAGCCTGAGAGAACATAAGAAGAAATGCGTTCATCTTGAAAGTGATAACCTGGCTCGTGCGAAGGAAATCCAAACGTTAAAGGAAAACGATTTAGCGTTGAGAGAAACTCTTGATGAATACAGCGGCATTCGGGACAAAGTGAAATGCTTCGATATCACAAAGAACGGTGGTAACGGAGGTTTTGCCTATATCTATAGCTACCCCTTTGGCCTGGCCGCCGATGTAGGCCGTCGTCACGAAGTCATTTTAACCGCGCGTTTCCACTTTCAGATCCGGACCAGTCACCTTCTGGCCATGGATGTGATCCCAACAATATGGGGAGCTCCGTTATACAATCGGCTGAAGGATTTCGAGGAGAATTGGAACACTGAAATCGATGAAGAGCTCCACCAAAGGATCATGATGAAGCTTGAGAAGAGCTTCCCTAAGCTGCATAGGCGTATCAGTGCTTCCAAAGTGGCGAGTGTTGACGAACTAGATATGCGTCCCACTACGCTGGTGGTCCTTAAAGCACTGGGCTTTACGACCGTCTTCAATGTTGCATCTATACCATCTACTTTCATGCCTTCCATTGAAGGGTTAGACAAACAGATGGATGAGGAGATCGTTGCTTCGGTGCGCATGTGGGCATCCAAATGGGATAAACAGAACGGAATCGTCGAAGAGCTCTATGGCATGAAAAACACGGTAACAGGGCAAGTATTTTACAAAGCCAACAAGTAATTAGATTTAGTATCAACAATCTAATTGAATTATCCATTTAGCAGTGTTAAATTTCCACACGTTCGCTGAGGTTGGTGGACAGGGAGGCGGGAAGGAACCCAGGTATATGCAAGCCACGGTCTTTCGCCCTTACCTGATCAAAATCAAATTTAAGCATTAGATTTTGAATCCTCCCTATACACCACGCCTCAACGGACTGCTAATACATGGCATCGCCTTCCCCTTAACTGGGAGGATGGAAAAGCAGCCATTACAGAGATGACTACAGCTCATGCGCTAAGAACCTAGTTAATGAGTCAAATACAACGGGTCGTATTGTAGTCGTCTCTGCAATGGGAGTAGGACTAGCCAGCCGGAGGTGCTTTAACACCGGCAGTGACAGCGGATTAGTGCGATGAGCCCATACTCATCTTCCTCCTTAAACCAAAGAGGGTAATCGTATTCCCTGGCAACTGAATAGGGGGAAGTCAGAACGGAAGCGATTATGATTCTTTGTTCCGTGATATCACCGTTTAGCCCGCGCTAAGGGCTGTTAAGTAAAGGAATGGAATTGCTGTGTGTAGTCTTTGCCCATCTCCCACGATGGGCCTTTTTTTACACCAGCCCATAACAGGTAAGAGCATTGAGAACCGCCGAGACTGACTGAAATAAAGTTAAGTCCGTGCAAACGTCATGCAGTGCTCTTCCCGTTGTGGTAATGCGGCTCAGCGCTCGTGGTAATTAGTGATGCCATTGCTTTTTCCTGTGGTTTGTATAGCGCCGCTGGTGGTTTTTCACTATCCCATCCAGCAGGGGGAGGCACCCCCGCCACAACGTTCTACAGTACAAAGGATCGAAACGGGTCGCCCTCCTAATGAGAGGAGTGTTTTGAGGAAGGTGAACGACAAGTAGCCCCTCCTGTCACGGCAGTGAAAGCGGTTGATGGCTTATCCCGCTCATAGAATGCCCCGTGAGGCTAAATAAATGCCCGCCTGCTCCCCGTTAACGGAGCACCACAATCAAAACGGGTGTTAGACGCTCTTTTTGATTGTGGTGAATGCGGCTAAGCGCACGCGGGGAATTGGTTTTAAATTTGAGCTCCAGTTCATAGGTAAAAACTTCCCGTCCACGGTCTAAAGCCAGCCAAAGGACACCGGGAGGCACCCGGCACCACAAACCAACACCACGCCCGGAGACGGCTAAGTAACCTGAATGGCGAAACGTCAATGTACCTGAACCGGCAATGTGTGCCGAGGACGGAAGGCATATGCCGTGACAGCCGAGAGAGTTCGGCACACAACAGAGTGAATCATTCTTGCCTCTGGTCCGGGATCGCGACTGGTGGGGGCGGGTAGCCACACAAGCCGTAACGCGAAACGGCCCGAGTGGAGTTAAGCGAGGAGAACCTTATCGGGGAAGTGAAACCCTGGGGGGATGGTTCACCCTGTTGTGGATGTAGCTCAATTGGAACAGAGCGCCCCTGAAGGGGGAGTTGAGCGCTACCTAAGGATCATAACCCAGGGTATCTCATACGGTCCGGCCGGACGTTATCCGGGTTCAAGTCCCGGCACACAACCTCATAGAATCAAGTAATCATAGAATTCTGTAATCATATGAATATTTTCGAGTTCATGGACAAGAACCCAGGCCTGACATTGGCCATGATTATCGTTGTTGTCTTTGGGTTTGCTAACATCGCAAGTTCGCTCCGCCGCAAGAAGCCTTAAGCCGCCTCGTTTAGTTTTGGTTAAGTCATTGTACTTTAACCTTACGCTCCCTGAGGTGAATCCCCCTAAGCGGCGGGGCATATCAGCTGCGACAACACCTTGCCAATGCGAGTTCCAATGCTGTGAGGAGCTCACCGGGAGGCACCCGGCACCTCAAACTTTCAAGGCCCTTTAGCTCAGTTGGTTAGAGCAATCGACTCATAATCGACAGGTCGCTGGTTCAAGTCCAGCAAGGGCCATCACCTCTCTCTACTGTTTTCAAATCACATCATCCCGCTGGTGGGCGTGCACCTCTCATAGAACACATACTCACTGATACCAAATCTAAACATAAACTTTTATGCAGTTATTAAACGTTTCCTAACTACCTACAATACCGGCAGTGTTGGTTTTTGGAGTTGTTATGAGACGGATAACAAGCATGCACATTGCTGACTTAATGCTGGAAGAAAATCGCTATATGTCGATTCCAGAGATTATGGCCCTCGCTAAGCAACGACACCCTGACCTCGACATCACCCGTTGCCAGGTAACAAACATCACGAAGAGTTTTGTTAACTCAAAGTATGCATCCTGCGACTTCAAAAACGACAGATATCCAAGGCTCTACAAGCTCTACTACCTCCACAATTACACCTTCAAACCGAGGGATGGCATTGCCAGCTCCCACCGCCGGTTCACAAAATCAGAGCTCATATGCAGCCTAGAAGTTTCTGCTTTAATGCTCCGGGAACGTCGATTCTTGACTATCACTGAACTGACGAAAATTGCGAAAAAAGAGTACCCGAGGTTCCGTGTAGAGCGCGGGCAGGTCATGAACATAGTGAGAGCCTTCGTTTCATCTAACAAAGCGCTCTGTGAGGTTGATGCAGATGCATACCCACACAGGTACTTTCTGCGAAGCCTGAACGGGTACAAGTTCAAAGTTCGCAACCGCGATGAGCACTTAGACATTCACAATCTTCAAGCGCCTAGCAAAGCCTCCTGTGAGGTTTTAGAGCGGGAGCGACAATTACTCAGCAACTTAGCCAAAAACATCATGGATGATTCTGCACGCCGTCGTGAGGCAGCTTGTGGCAGATAAGGTTGAATGGGATTGGCACCTTGAGAACTTCATACGCCAGAACAAAGAGCACAAAGTAACCATAGAGGAATACTGCCGCGCTTATGAACTCACATACAGCACTGGCAGAAAAAAACTCAATAAGAAACGTGCTGCTGCAGGGGATCACTTACCTAAAAGTACCCTTAAAAAGGGGGATCAAAAGCGAAATGATCCCCCTAAAAAGATCCCCCGTAACTGCAAAGGGGATCATCCAGAAAAAACCAATACGAATAATAGGTTAGATGATGGGAAGGGGCGAAAAGGGGTAAGCAAAAGCACTCATTTGCCATCGAGCAGCGTCAAAGTGATCCCTAAAGATGGCGTTGTTCATACCAAAAAGCCACGAGGCGGTACTAGGTTTGCCAAAGGCAACGAGCTGGGGCTTGTCACAGGCATCGGCGGGACACCGCGAGAGCAGGACGTACAGGCTGCGCTTGAAGCCCTCAGCCAAGGCGATGATACCTATCTCTTTGAGACGATTTTACGGAATGAATCACACAAGAAGCTTGTCGAAAGGGCGTTTAGTCGCACCGCAGCGCGGTTAGAAGCTGAAATAGAAGCGATGGCTAAGCCCAAGGCCAAGGAGAAAGACGAAGAGCAACAATTCGGTCCACCTCCAGACATGGTGCTGCTGAAGATGGCACTCGAAGTCGGTTATTACTTCAATGACCACCAAAGCCGTATCGCTGCTGTCATCCAGGCACGCCAGAAACTCAACTTAGACAAAGACAAGAACCAGGCCAAGGCCCTGGCAGATCGCCGTAAGCTCAATACCGAAGATTTACGCCTCGAAATGCGCCAGCAAGAGTTGGCCGATAAGCAACATGAGCGCGACCGCACACAGCAAGCCGTTACTGACGCATTGCGTATGCGTGAGAATGACGAACTGGACGACATTGGAGTAGCGGAATACATCGAGGTCCTGGGGCTTAAGGTTCCGGCGTTCCTCGCAGCTAGAGCACAAAAAGCACTGGATGGGCTCGAGCCTCCTGTATCGAATGACAGCACTGTTGATGACGATCAGATTGAGCGAGAAGCTGAAGAATACCGTCGACGTCGAGATGAATTACCGCAGGTGCTTGAAGAACGCCGAGAAGCAGTTATTGCCATGGTGGAACAGATGGGCCAGGGCGATGTCGATTTGACTGGAGAGCGGAAAGCAGGGGAGTTTGAGGATGATGACCCTGATTTAGATTTAGACCCCTCAGCTACCGCCGATATTTACAATGAAGAGCCAGTAGAGATCGCCATTGAACCGCCTGATGAAGGCGATGATTAATGGCTTCAGGCAAGCATAAAATAAAATGCATTACTGACGATCCGCGCTGGCGCGAGCTGGCCGTCCGTTATCGCAAGGATTACATCTCAGCCATCATTTTCTTGTTTGGCATGATGCCTTCCCACCAGCAGGAAGAAATTATTGCCTCTGTGGAGGAGGTGGGTAGCCGAACAACTGTTACTTCAGGCCACGGTACGGGTAAATCATCTTTAACAGCAATGCTTTTGCTGATTTATATGATTATGTACCCAGACGCCCGCGTCATTATCGTTGCCAACAAGATCGGCCAGGTTAAGACCGGTGTATTCAAATATGTGAAGCAGTATTGGGGCAACGCCATTAAGCGCCATGGCTGGCTCCAAAATTACTTTGTGCTTACCGACACCATGTTCTATGAGCGCAGCCGTAAAGGGATTTGGGAGGTCCTGTGTAAGGGCTATCGCCTGGGTAATGAAGAAGCATTAGCCGGTGAGCACGCAAAGCACATCCTTCTGATAGTGGATGAGGCTTCGGGTATCTCAGATAAGGCGCTGAGCATCATGCGCGGCGCATTAACTGAAGAAGATAACCGTATGCTCATGCTGTCCCAGCCGACGCGCCCGACCGGTTATTTCTACGATTCTCATCATTCCCTCGCGAAGAATCCTGATAACCCTGAAGGGATTTGGAACGCTATCGTCCTCAACTCCGAGGAATCTCCTTTTGTCTCCCTTAAGTTCATCCGTGAGAAGCTCCTTGAATATGGCGGCCGTGACTCGCTTGAATACATGGTCAAGGTTCTCGGCCAGTTCCCAAGGGAGATCTCCGGGTATCTTCTGGGCCGGGACGAGCTCGACCGTGCGGCACGCCGCCGCGTTCTGCTGGAGGCAAACTGGGGATGGGTAGCGACCGCTGACGTTGGTAACGGTCGAGATAAATCGGTGCTCAATATTTCGCGAGTATCAGGTGTACGAGGGCTGAAGCGCCGTGTTGTGTCATTTAAGCTAACAGAAATGCCTGGCACAATGGACCCGCTCGCCTTTGGTGACTACATCTATAACGAATGCTATTCAGGGAAATACCCAAACATCACAATTGCGGTCGACAGTGATGGTGTTGGGTATGACACGGCCACTCAGATCATCCGTAGAGGGGGTAGTGTGGTGCGAATTCGCTGGGGTGCTCACATGTTCTCAAAAGAGGATAGGGGCCGTTTCGTTAACCAGCGAGCCTATGCAAACATCATGGCCAGAGATGCTATTAAGTCTGGGCGCATGCGCCCAGATTCCTCGCAGAAAACCGCAGAGCAGGCGTCAAAGATACCCTACCTCCTCAACGAGGCGGGGCAGATAGCAATGATGAAAAAAGAGATCATGCGACAGAAGCTTAATATCAAATCACCCGATAGATGGGATACTTTTTGCTTTACGCAGCTGGTGGATTACGTTCCTGCGAATGAAGAGACCGGTTATGATGTTGCCAGCGTTCGTAATGAAGCGCTGGCTCTTATGGATACGCCAGAATTAGATTTGTAGGTGCCTTAGCTATATTTGGCGTTACGAAGAGCTATGGCGAATGTTATGCCATATTTATCTTCGATAGACTTGCCATATTTTGTGCGCATAGCCTCCACCGTTTCCAGAGATGGATCACCGGCAGCAATCTTTACGTCAAACAGAGACATATCCATACCGTCGAGTAGTTCAAGGCTCTTCTTTCGGGCCTCTATTAGCTGATGAATTTTTTCCTTTGCTTCATCGTTGGCGGCAAGCGCTAAGCGCTCGGCATACTTCGCCTCATAGCGTGAACGTCTCATGGTGATTACGCGTTGAATATAAGAGCGAAGCTTGGAATGAGCCTGCTCTCTATCGACATCCTCAACACGATACACCTTCATATCTTCAAGAACTGAACATGGTATTGGCTCTAAATAATCGTATACGGTGCTATATATGCCAGTGTGTTCATTTAATATCTCTATGTCCTTCGCTTTTAATGACTTAGAGTAAATTAAGATGCCATGCGCTCCGAAACGAGTGCGTTCATTATCGCCATCATGTGAAATAATGTCTAAATATGAATCGGTATACCCAGTTCTACGGGCACGAAATTGAGTGCCTTCTGGCATATCAGAAAACCGTTTCTGTTCATTAATAAATACTTCGACTGAATCGGCGACGCCTGGAATAGCAGATAGCTTTTTAATCATTCTCTCATAACGTCGAATGATATCTTCACGCATGTAAGTTGTTGTCGAGGTTGCGTCAGTCCTTGTAATTTTTACTATCCCTTTGGGATCGTAAAAAATACTCGGCACAGGCGAATACATGCCAACAAGAATGGTCATTCGCTTACTTCGATTCTTTCGTAAATCAGTGCAATAATCTGCAAATTCCCGCCATTGATTTAAAAGAATTTCGGCTTTAGAAACCACTGCATCATCATTTGTTAATGCTGCTAACCGAAACTCAGTGCCTACGGCGTTACGATCCGAATAGATTTTGTACTTTTTTGTTATGTCTGCCCATTCCTTGGCTACGACGAGGAATCGCTTGTAGCGTTCTTCGAAATCCATGTTCGATGCGCCGATCATTTTTCAACTCCTACATTCACGCAAATCAGTGCGCTAAGAATAGCTTAGATTTATGTTCATAATTATGGTGATTATCTCTTTTAATCTTTTTGCCTCTAATTGTAAATAGCTGGGGCGGTTACGTAATTGCGCTCAGTAACATTTGTTAGATTGTAGATACATAATCTAAACTCATAATGTAATGTTTTGCATGAGATCGTTTTGCCCTGAGCGCTACAAACCCATAAAAATTTTGTTGGTATGACCAGCATCATTTTACAAATTATTATAACTTTATATAATGTCAGTTATATAAAGTTATGTGTGTTACTGTATGCTTGATCAGGTTGACACCGGAGCATTTTCTAAGGGGTGCTCTAACTTTGCAGATTTTAAAAATCTAAGGGTGCGATAGCGTTTTACGCCCTACTTTTTACGTAGAATCGCCAGTGTATAGGAAGGAAATAATAACATGGGTGAATTGATTTTGGCGGCAGATTCTCTCTTCCCTGCTGAACGTAATAGCAGTGAAGCCGAGCAACGCCTCAGGAACTTCCTGCGCGATCGCGAAGCTTACTCCGACAACACCTTTAGAGATTTGGTTAGTGTAATTCGAATTTACTCAGACTGGTGCCGCCAGCGCGGAGCCGCCTGGTTTCCTGTTGATGATGAGATGGCTCGCATCTACCTCATGGATATGTATGACAGTGGCCTAGCATCTACAACCGTAGATAAACACTATGCGATGCTTAACATGCTGCTCAAGCAAGCTGGATTGACAACCCTGGCTGAAAGCCAGTCCGTCACTCTCGCAATGCGCAAAATCAGGCGAGATGCCGGTACTGGCGGTGAAGAACGTACAGGCCAGGCAATACCGCTCAGACTCGATGACTTACGACTACTGAATGTCCTGCTTTCGAGGTCCGGCCGGGCGGTTGATCTGCGAAACCTCACATTCCTCTTTGTCGCTTACAACACTTTGCTTCGTATCAGCGAAGTAGGCCGTCTGAGAGTGCGTGATCTTGAAATTGAAGGTGACAACGTAACGTTAAATGTATCTCATACCAAGACGATCGTCTCGGCTGCAGGTCTTGTAAAAAGTCTCTCTGCTATAAGCTCCCGTCTTGTCATCGACTGGCTGGATAAATCCGGACTGTCTGATCACCCTGAAGCTATCCTTTTCCCGCCGGTGCGAAAAAACGGAGCCGTGGCCATAGTGGAAAAACCAATGAGCACGCCTGCTTTAGAGAAGATCTTTTCCGATGCCTGGCTTGAGTTACGTCGCGAGCCAATGCCAGTAAACAAGGGCAGATATGCGACATGGACAGGCCACAGCGCTCGCGTAGGTGCGGCGCAGGATATGTCGGACCATGGCACCACATTGGTAGAGATAATGCGTGAAGGAACCTGGAAAACACCGGCAACAGTTATGGGCTACCTCCGCAAAACCAAAGCTAACAAAGGAGCCATGTCGAAGTTGCTCGACGAGAAAGAAACATAGTTCATTTAGATTTTGCATCAGCAATCTAATGACTGTTAATATTCCTCCGCTCTGGAGGATTTGAATTGAAGAATGGCATTTTAGCTTCAAGGTTTTTTGAGGTCGATGGCCACAAAGTCACTTTTGCCGCTGGCGTTAAAGCTGGTACGCCTGTAGTAGTTTTCGGCATACATACAAACTTTGAGGCTGTGCCCGTTTTCACTATCGATCGCGAATGGTCGTGCCCGAACGCTGCTGAGAAATATGTCTCAAGCGTTACCATTCGTGCTGCCGAGAAAATGCTGGCTTTTTACCGCGCTAATTTCCTTCAAATGAGCGAACAGGTGAACCGCGCGTTCACCAGAACAGGCTTTATTGCCCCATATACACCGGGGCATCGTTACGGTAAAAAGGGCTAATTGACCGTGGACAAAATCTTTGAAGAACTGGGCGCTTACTATGCCCCCTATCCTGAATTATCCGACCTTCTCCTCTCAGAAATCGCAACATTGGGCAGTGCATCCAGTCGTGATCTTCTTTCTCGCTACAAGCCTGTGTATGCCAGGCATAGAGTTGTCCGGGCAATACAAAACCTGATCTCTTTAAAACTTCTCAACTCTGTAGGCTTGAACCTTTCGCTGAGGATAGAAACGGAACAAGTACAAAAGCTCAAAGCGTACAATTTCACTCAGATTCAGATGCGCATTCTCACTTTCATCCGGCTAAATGGCACGGTGTATTACAACCCGTTCTACATGCAAACAAGAGCTAACCGTACCCCATTTAATCAGGCCACAAGGAAACTAATAAACCTTAATTTGCTTGAAATGCACAAAGAATCCACAAAACGCGGTGGCGTTAACCGACACGTTTACTCCTTCAAGACGGTCGATGCACATAAGTCGAATCCTGGCGCCATAATGCTGCATACTAAATCTAATGTTTAAATTTGGAGATGTAATGTCACAAGCAACTTATCAGTTGATTGGTTCGAAACCTGTAACGATCACCCCAGACAATGGCCTCACTCTTGACGACATCGAGCGCGTAATTATGACGTTCTTTGGCTTTACTGAAGGTGAATCGACTTTGGCGGGGACCGGCGTTTGGTTAGAAAACGGCAATGTCGCTTATGTGTCCGTTCATGATAAAAGTATTGTCTCCAGCGAAATGCTGCGCTCGTATGCCGAGAGTCTTGAGGCCACTCCCCTTGATCTCATCAATGACCCGTCATTTGCCCAAGAGACAATGCGCCGTCTTCACATCACAGTTACTGCGCTACCTTTCATTGAGGGCTCTTTGGTCGGTTTATGGAAGGCAGAACGACTTTCTGTATACCGACCATTCGATACCGCGCGAAACGGGGTGATCGTTAACCAGCAGCAGCCACTCGGCAACACCTCCACCAGCATTACACAGGCAATTTTCACACTGGCTTGCCGAATTCTGGGTATCGGCAAACGCGCATACATCACCTTCCCTAATGGCGCTGAAGGCGAGGCCGCCGAGTTCTATACCGACCCTTCAATGATCCAGCAGTTTGCCTCGGCCATCGGTAGTTCATTCTTCCCGGCACCAGCGTTAGATCAGTATGCGCTGGTGGACACTCCACAGCAGGCATTGGACGCAGCGGTTGAAGTGGCCAGAGCACAATGTCGCGCAGCTCTGACGCCGGATAGCAGCGAGAATATATCGGAGCCAGAAGACAATTAGATATAAGAAACCCGCCAGTTGGCGGGTTTTTTTTATGCGCGGAATATGGCCTCAGTCAATTCTCAAACTTAATCACTCCGTGCTCGATGGCAAAATCAAAGAGTTTGTTAGCGATCAGGTATAGCTTTTTGCCCTGCTTTTGTTCCCAACCTTTAATGTCGGCGTCGACTTCGCGACTGCATTTATCGCATAGCGGGACCAGGTAGCGATCATGTTCACGCAAACTTCGATGCCGATAAAGATAAGGTGTCGCTACAGCGCCCCCACACCCCTCACATGGACGAGATGAAACAAAGCGACGATAAGATACACTTCGCCCCGTTAAAAGCTTAGGACGGCGCATATAGAGCAACCCTGAGTCCTCTTCCACGCCGATTCGAGCGATCTCACCTTCATACTTCTGAAGTAACTGCCCATCACTGGCGCTCCATACGATATCCGACTCCTTAAGCGTGCCTGCAGGTACTGGCTCCTTTTCCCGGCACAGAGCTATGCGCCCAGCATCCGCTGGTAATAAATGGGCCAGGCCACGTCCGATTGCCCACCAGCAAACTTCAATGACGCTAATATCCTTTCCATATGGTAGCCGCAGCTCCGTAGCGATCGTGTCCAGTATCCAGTTAACCCTGTTCATAAGGAGAACGTTCGCCAGGTCTTCGCGAGTCCGAAGCATGTAGTGATTGTCGTGATACCAGCACAGCTTTACCGCACTCTCACCATAGGCAGTGATAGCAAATTTGTTGTCATGGTCGCCGCCGTCAGGTGCCTGACAGCATCCGACGCTTCTATTCAGCCAGGCCTTTAACCCATCAAGTCCACCAGCAGCTTCACTAACCTCGGAACATGCAAAAAACGGTCGCATCATCTCGCTACCCGCCAGAGTGAAATCGGAATGAATTACGCCATCCGCTAACCCTGATTGTTCACGTTGCAAAGGCTCCATTACAAAGCGCTTATGGCTTGCTATCAGGCGGGATGTGTCTACATCCACGTTGAATATAGCCACCCCTGTGTTCCCTTGTGCGTAAGGGCTAACGATGATTTTCATGCTTGTTCCGTAGAATGTTTGTCCTCTGATGAGAGGCTAACAATGGCAAAATCAACTAACAAGCAATTCCAATAGAAAAGCATTAGATTAATGATCTAAATCAGTTGTAAGTTATTGATATGAAAAAGACACGCAAATCAAGTGGAGAAAAGTCTTAAGTCTCTAATAATATTATAGAAAAAAGGTGTGCTTAAGCTAAATAAGCCGATTAAAATGATGTTTCATTAACCAAATGGAGAGTGGTTTTAAGATGGCATTACATGGAAAGTTGATCCTGAATGGTGCAGATTATGCCCCCTTCAATCTCTATGGAGTTGGTGTGTTCATGGCTCACTCTGGACGGGGTTCATTTCGCAATAATTCATTCTGTGGGTCTGTTCCTAAGGATGGTCCTTTACCTCTAGGTAAGTATTGGATTGTAGATCGGCTTGAAGGCAACTGGCTTTCGCAAGCAGGTCTTGAATTAAAAGATGCAACTAGGCGTGGGCTTGGAATCAAGCAGTTCGGTAAATCAGACTGGTTTGCTTTGTGGCGAGATGATTTGGGTATTGACGACCACACATGGATCGATGGTGTAAAGCGGGGCAATTTTAGATTGCATCCAGGGCGCGTATCTGAGGGTTGCATAACGATTGCCCATGACTCTGATTTTGCGATGATAAAAACTGCTCTGATGAATACTCCACCAATTCAGGTCCCATGCATGCGGTCCCTAATGGCCCGTGGATGGGTAGAGGTTGTTGATGGCGGCTTTCAAAACACTTGCCCGTAGAGCATCAAAGACAGCCTTTTATATTGCACTTTCAATTGCCATAGGGCGAATATTTGGCCCCGTTGAATCATGGCTAAACATTGATTTTGTGCATAGCGCTGGAGAGGTTATTTATGGACCCGGAGATATGGGTGCAGATAATTTTTGGGACCTACTCTTTTACATCGACTTTCTTACAACTATGTCAATTACGACAATCGTCTATTTCGTAACAATGAAGTTAACTAATAAAATAAGGAACAAATAAAATGCCTATCCCTCCATATATGTGGCTTAAGGACGACGGTGGCGCAGACATCAAAGGGTCTGTAGATGTGCAAGATCGTGAAGGCAGCATTGAAATTATCGGCCTAAGTCACGGCATTAACCTTCCCGTAGATCACTCCAATGGAAAGATTACCGGCACTCGTCAGCACTCATCCATGAGAATCGAAAAAGAGGTTGATAGCTCCACACCATACCTCTACAAGGCGGCAGCAACAGGTCAAACACTCAAGAGCGCCGAAATAGGTTTCTATCACATTAACGATGCAGGGCAGGAAGTTTGCTATTACACCGTATTGATGGAGAACGTAAAAATCACAGGTGTTAATTGCAGCGTTCCCAACGTTAAACTGTCAGCCAATGATAAAATTAACCACGTTGAAAGCGTAAGCTTGCAGTACGAGAAGATCACCTGGCGGATTGTCGACGGGAATATCATGTTTGCCGATGCATGGAATGAGCGTCCGACTGCGTAAATGAAATTTACCTCGTTGCTATTGGTTGTATCAAAGTACATCATTCGCGCCATTCTCACGTTTATCGTGTTCTTCTTCGCAAGCGTCATATTATCTGGCGTTATAGAATCGACAATTCCTGAAACGTGGATCAATTTCGTGCAAGATTACGGTAATTTCATGCAAGGAAGTGAAGGCTATTACGATGCGTGGGACTTGATCGCTTTTGTTATCACACTACCCGCAACCATGCTTATTACCTGGTTAACATTCCGTTTTTCTGGGTATCTGCCTTTCCTACGCCCTTAAACAAGCTGGTGGAGTATATCTCCACCAGCTTCATTCGATTACCTAACACTCACCTATACTTTCAGTCTAACCACTGGAGGCTGCTATGTGTGGACGCTTTGCCCAATCCATGACACGAGACGATTACCTTGCGCTGCTGGCTGATGAAGCAGATCGTGACATTCCATATGATCCGGCACCGATTGGCCGTTACAACGTGGCGCCGGGTACAAAGGTGCTGCTGCTAAACGAGCGTGACGAACAGCTGCACCTTGATCCGGTTCTATGGTCATATGCCCCTGGCTGGTGGGATAAACAGCCGCTGATCAATGCCCGCGTTGAGACGGCGGCCACCAGCCGGATGTTTAAGCCATTATGGGACCACGGCCGGGCTATTTGTTTTGCGGATGGCTGGTATGAATGGAAACGCACCGGCGACAAGAAACAGCCGTATTTCATTCACCGGGCCGACGGCCAGCCGATCTTTATGGCGGCGATCGGCAGCACGCCGTTCGAGCGCGGAGATGAAGCTGAAGGCTTCCTAATTGTGACGGCAGCCGCCGATAAAGGGCTGGTTGATATCCACGACCGGCGGCCACTGGTTTTCACCCCAGAGGCAGCTCGTGAATGGATGCGTCAGGACGTCGGCGGTAAAGAGGCCAGCGAGATAGCCAATGATGGCACTGTGTCGGCAGATAAATTTGTATGGCACCCTGTGTCGCCAGCTGTGGGGAATGTCAGGAATCAGGGGCCTGAATTAATCGAACCGGTTACTTAACGCGTAATAGGTCCGAAAATCGTGTGGTGTAGCGCGGCGACAACATCTCACGTTTCATCTGCCATTGCTGCTGGATGCCCTGTCCGGCGAAATAGAGTGTGCCCTTGCCTCCCTTTGCATTTAGCTGATCCAAAATCTGCATGAGCCGTTCGCTATCCTTGCGCGGTGCGTTCTCGTCAAAGAGGTTTAGCTGCGCCACACCCTGGCTGTAGAAGTCACCCAGCATGACCCCTGCTTTCGCGTATCGATGGCCGTCCTTCCAGATTACGTCCAGGCACTTAACCGCTGCGTCGATAATGTCTCGGCTATCCTGAGTCGGCGTTAACAGCCGGTGGGAAACGCTATTGCCGTAATACGGTTCATTCGTGGCGAATGGCGAGGTCTTCACGAACGCTGATATGTGACGGCAATACTGATGCTCTCCGCGTAGCTTTGCGGCTGCGCGGGCCGCGTGGCTGCATATCGCCTGGCGCATCTGTTCGTATTCCGTTACACGTTCACCAAAGGAGCGAGAACAGACGATCTCCTGTTTTACCGGCGCGAACTCCTCCAGCTCCAGGCAGGGTTCGCCGCGCAGCTCCCGCACGGTACGTTCCAGCACAACGTTGAAGTGCTTCCGGATCACCGCTATATGCGTGTCAGCGAGGTCCAGAGCGGTTTTAATGCCCATGGCTTCCAGTTTCTTACTGATACGCCTACCAACGCCCCAGACCTCATCTACGGGTAACAGGGCCATAAGCTTTCGCTGACGATCGACGTTTGACAGGTCCACTACGCCGCCGGTGGCCTTCCAGGTCTTGGCAGCGTGATTTGCCAGCTTCGCTAAAGTCTTGGTTTGCGCTATCCCCACTCCTACGGCCAAACCGGTATTACGGTATACGGCATCCTTCAGCTCGCGCCCGAACTCCACCAGCACCCGGCAATTCCGAACACCAGTCAGATCACAAAAGGCTTCGTCGATTGAGTAAATTTCAACGCGGGGAGACATCTCCTCCAGGGTTGTCATGACGCGCTGGCTCATATCAGCATACAACTCATAGTTTGAACTGAAGCAGACCACACCCTGCTGGCGAAAGTAGTCCTTACACTTGAAATACGGATCTCCCATCTTAATGCCAAGTTTTTTGGCCTCGGCAGAACGAGCGATCACACAGCCGTCATTGTTGGAAAGGACGACAACAGGCTTACCCCACAGATCTGGCCTAAATGTCGTCTCACAGCTGGCATAAAATGAGTTGACGTCAACGAGAGCAAACATGACGGCCGCTCTGAAAGATTAACACCATAGATATCTCCATCATTAATACACTGGATGCACATACAGTATAACGAGACAGGAGCGTTGATCTAGTTCGTAAGCAAAATTTCAGGCTGGTGGGGGCGCAAGCGCTCATAATCACAGAATCATAAAATTATAAAATTATATGATTCTGTGATTATATGAAGAGGGGGAGGTGACACGTTAGAATGGTTTCAAGCGCGTTTTTATTCAACGGCGATGTGAATGTCGAATACATAAAGATCCCTTCGGACCTCATCGATATTCATCCTTTTCACCACTTTATCATCGCCACAATTGCAAGCGCACTCTGCAAAGTAAAAAGCGGAATCCAGCTTGTCCTTAAGATATTCTTCAATAACCTCTATAAGAGAAGCCCTAAGCTGAAGACCTTCATTGATACGCAGCTTCAGCTCTTCTTCAGAGGAAGCGTTTGCTATATTCAATACTGCTTTTTCAATGGCTTCACGCTGCTGCTGGGTAATCTTATTCGTTATTGTCATTGCTTCCCTTCGTCTTGTTTGATGTAAACAGGATCATTCCCCTTCGGCAACGTTACTGAACGTTCGCGATAAAAACGAAGTCGCTCCATAAAATATTCTCGGTATTGCTCAGGCTGTTCCCTGGCCACCTGCTCCGCGATGATTGGTATATTCATACGCTCTTTGTAGGCTACGCCAGATGCGGCCAGATCGACATTAACTTTATCGCGCTCTTCTTGGGACTTTGCAGCAATGTTCCACTCTGACATATGGCCTCCAGCAACACTCTACGTTTTTCTAAGGTATCTTGGCCCGGTTATCGAAGGTGCCTAGTATTCAGTAATGCCATCTCTTGCTGACAAAGCATGACGACAGCCTGACGACCTTTGACTCGCTGGCTTGTCAGATAGCGCTTCACATGTTTGCGGTCGATACCAGTTTCCAGCATGTCAAAGGCTCGCTGTTTGAGGGCATTGTTATTATTAGCCATAATTTTCTCCGTTCTCTCTGCTTATCGTGTAATCAGGCAGTCTAGCCTGTCCTTCACTAATTTAATTGCTGCACCGGCTATTACGCTTCATCACACACTTTATCCATGTGCTTCTGTATCCACTCACTTAGAGTCAAGCCTTCGGCGTTCGCCTGAGTGACGTACTGGTTTTTGCGCTTTGGTGTAACACGCATTCGGATCATCGCCGTTGCCGGTTCGTCGCCCTTCATTGAATTAAGAGCGCGTGGGTCGCGTTCTTGTTCGCTTTCTTTAGCCATAATTTATCTGTATGGAAAGTGATATCAGCAGGGATATTACAACAGGATTAGTTAAAGCCCCAACCGGGGCTAGTCCTTGCTGATGTAGTTCAGTGCGATGACACCAATGTAGATTCCGAATGCAACAATCGGGAATAGGTTGGTGAGGGTGTTTACTTCGTCGCGGCTATAACAGGCTGGTCGTTTCTTTTTCTCGATTACCGGGCTGGCATCATTTAGACATCTCCCAGCGGCGAACAACGCCAATCCAGTTAGAACCCAAGGCAAACTTCATCGTTTCATTTACCGCTTCACCAATGCTTATGATGGAATCGCCCTCTTTCATGAATTGGCGCATCCTGCTGCGTTCTTCTCGTTCGTTGATCTGATTGTTGGGTATCACATACCAGAATGATGCTGCAAGCGGATTGAATGTGGTTTTAGGCTGAATGTCGCAAACATGCATTGCATAGCCACCGTCACGGCGTTTGATAATCAGGTGGGGCATGAATTGGGGGATGTTACTACCGATAGAGACAAGCTCGTTAATGTCCAGCGCTTCGGCGTGGATAGCGTCCATAGCCATTGACGCGCATTCGCGTGCGGTGTTAGCCAGTGCCTTGGTGTTTTGTTTAGTGGTCATCAGAGGAGTCCTTTCGCTTACCTATTGCCCGGGCCCGCCGGGGCGGGTTGCCACTGTTTCGTGACAACAAGAGCATTATGCCCTTATTTGATTGTGGCCACAAGCAAATAGTTCGAAGAGTTGAAAATAAAATCCCTGACATCTGCCAGGGATTGAATCTTAACGAAGCCGGATTCGTTGACCTGGCATTATTAAACTAGGATTCCTGAGTTCAGGATTGAGTTCCACCAGCCGCTTAAAGAGGTCAGCATCCCCTAAGTAACGAAGAGCAATAGCAGTCAACGTATCCCCTTCTGCAACGGTATGGAATGCTGGTGGCTCGTTATTACGCATCCGTAACTGGATCTCACATTTGAAGCCTTGGCCGCATCCCTGATCGCGCTTTTCAACTGTCAGCACGTAACTGTCCCAGTCCTCCAGTTTGTAATGCGCTTTAATCGCTTCAAGGATTTCAGTTTCGTCGAGCTTCAGTACACGCTCTCGGGTTGTTGTTTCATGAAGATGCATTTTTCCCTCTGTCACTATCGTCCCGGCACCGTGGGCACCGGTTATCTGCAAAATATGGAAAGCTGCTATCCAGCTCATCTACCCACTGCTTATGGTCATAGCAGTAGAAAACCTCCCAGGGCATACCAAACTCTTCCATCCATTCGCGTACCGGCATGCTGATCTGAATTGGGGGGATCGTGCTCTGAGAGGTGGAGTAACAATTCAGCCTGGCTGTGAGCTCTTCAACCTCCCGTTTTAGCCTGGCTATTTGCTGAAGATGCAGGCGGCGTTCGCGGGCCAGCTTGAAATAAAGCTCACCGGTCATCTTTAACGTCCATGTCCGGGCTTTCTGGCCACTCTGGATCACGATTGGCAGCGTTGTACCATTCTCGCTGTGCCTGGCGGTCGCTACTGCATGGCGGCTCCGTTTTGGACCAGCGTCCTACCCACCAGTATTCCCCGTTGCTATGCTCGGCTGTACCGCACACAGAGCAAATGAAAACAGCTCCAGTTGAAGACCAGTAATATTGATGGCCGTGGGCGTTTAGCACCCTTTCCGTGGCGTTACGTGCCATTTTGCAAAATCCTTAGTTGGCATAAACCGCATTAAGTACGTTCGTTACAAGGAAAAGAGCAAGGCATAAAGCCAAAAGCCATGCTGGTGGTAGCCCCCTCATGTGTTGACCTCCTGCTGCGGTGCTGCTGGCAGTGGCATCCAGTGGGTTGGAGTCCATGATGCGCTATACACCGTCCATTTTCCTGCCAAGTAATAACCAACCTTTTGGCGCCAATCGCCTGGACCATCGAATTCTTTGGCACACAAAACTTCATCCGCTTTCTCAGGCATCCGCTCACTGCAAGCCACCCAACCATCTGATATTACTGGGATGCTGGTTTTAGCGGCTACGCAAAAACCATCCGGAATCACCGGAGAGTTGCTGCTGAGCGACTCGGCATTATTTGATAAAGAATCCAGTGCTGGAGCGGTCTGGATGCTGTTGAGCGACTCGGCGTTTTCGGCATCATGAAGCATGGCGTCGCGCTCGATTCCATCCAGTGCGATGCGCAACGCTTGGATTGCCACCATGTCGCCAGGCAGCGTGCCGTAACGCTCGAAGCAATCCAACAGGTTACGCATGATTTGCGGAGTCAGCTCTTTGTACGCATGCGCCAGCGGGCCGGAAACATCATTCGGCACTCCCGGCGCTGGCGGGGCGGTGACATTAGCGAATGCTGCACGTAATCCGGTCTTAATTTCCTCTACTTCATCAGCACCCAGCGATGAATCAGACAACGCATGATGGAATGCGTAAGCCATATTGTCATTGATAGCCACAGGCTCATCTTCGAGCGATGCCAGCGCGATTTCAGCCAGGCGCAAAGATAATGCCATGGCTTCAGATTGGGGCATCAGTTCGAGCCGCTCGCGGAAAAAATCCACATTTTCTTTTGCTTTTTCGCTTAACTGCTCTTTGGTGAATGTGGTCATGCTGTCGCTCCTTCCTGATACTGTTCGAACCAGAACACAACTGGGTCGGGCTTCATCTCAACCAGCCCCATGCGAACCAGCGCCTTTCCTTTTCCCGACCGGAGAAATTCCCTGCGGCCATCATCGATAATGCGGCGGTAATCATCCAGGCTATTGCAGTGCTTGTGCAGGTTGCATGGGTGGCAGGCCGGGACCAGATTGTCGATGTCATCGCGCTCCTGGTGGAGCATCTGTCCTTCAAAACGAATAACCGGCTTAACATGGTCCGCGTGCCACTTCTCGCCCAGTTCGCAGCCACAGTAAGCACAGCGACCGCCAAACTTTTCACGCAGCGCAGCACGCTGTTTTTTGGTCAGCGCCATATCACTCTCCTTTGGTGGTGATGCCAGCAGCAGCGGCTTTTTGAATCTCAAGCTCGGCCTCTTCGATAACTTCCAGGCGTATCTGCCCAAAGTCATCGTATTGCCTTAGCGCCATGGCCAGCGAACAGAGTAAGTTCTCAGCCAGCTTCTCTGCGGACTCAGCGCGGTCGGTTGCGGAAATCATTGTCGCCTCAACGTCCTTTAACCACTTCTCCTGCTTCGCGATGATGTCCGCCTGATTAGCAACCCGCCTCTCTGCGGCTTCCCGCTCATCCAGCAGCGCCAGCACTTCTTCTGGTGTGACTATTTCAGCCCAATAGTCTGACGTTGAACCCTCTGAACGAAATCTTGATTCTTCTAACGCCGCTTCACGCAGTGCCTGCTTATTCGTTGTCATGCTCGATCTCCTTCACGTCCTTGTCGCCATTAACCCATCCTTCCTGGAAATCGATATCCCCAGGTGTTACGCAACGCGCAGCATGCTGAACATCGCTCCAGTTCATGTTGTTTGAGGCCCAGTCTTCGATTTCAAAATCATCAGAGCGGAATAGCGGTAGGGTGTCCTCTGCCAGGCTACGATTAACATCAGCCCCAAACTCTTTGGCGTAATAGTCTGCGCGGTTGGTGGCAATCAACTGGACCGGTACAGCCCAAACACTCCCGTCTGGCATCGTAATGTGAAGCTCTTTGCTGATTACTGTGCTCATGCTGCACCTCCCTGGCGAAGTTTTGCGGCGAACTCTTCCGCGCCCATGGCGATCATTTTGCAAACTGACGCTTCGTTATCGTTTGTGCGCAGATGATCAGCAAACCTCTCCACACCCTTGGCCTGAGCTTCAGCCAGGAAAGCTTCGGTCGCTGGGGTTTTGATGTCGACCAGCATTCGGACGCTTTCGACGTTCTCCGGATCGGTTGATTGCTGCCATCCGATAGTTGCATCAATCGCAGCTTTCAGGCCCGCATTCTCCACAGCCAGCTGCGCCAGCACTCTCTGAGATTCTTTAAGCCGGGATTTCAACGATGTTACTTCGATACAGTAATCGTCATACTCGACCATAGAGCCTTCAACGTTTTCTACGATGTCGCAATGACAAGTATTTACATCACAGGATTCCCATTTGAAGCGTTTAATGCTCATGCTGTTACCTCAATTTCATCCATAAATTCATCTTCCAGTTCTTCGACGTTCTGGAACGGTTCGCACGATGAAGTACAACCATCGCCGTCGTCAGGGTGTGTTTTGGTAAGATAGATAAGACGCTGCCGGTCTTCTAATTTGGCGGCGGCCATCATCTGATCCGTGGTACGCTTCTTGCGCCACCAGGTGTGTCCATCTACGGCTTTAACAAGCCCGTAGCGGGTTTCCATATCGCGGTTCCAGCTGAACCACTCCGGATGCTCATGAGCGATAAGGAAGAGCTTTGCATCGCTCTTCTTAAAGCAGGTGAGGCAGTTGCCATAGTGCGGCGGGATGTTCAGCTTGAATGGCATTGCATCCCAGAATTCGTTAACGTCCTGCTTATCGAAACTGCCCCAATGACACAACGGGTAGACCAGGTTGAAGCGTTTCGTCGACGCTTTATCCAAACCCGCTCGCTCCGGTTCATCTGCACGCATGCCTAAGGCGGTTTTCGCACTCCATCCACGTCGGGCCAGGCCGTTATCTCTCATCCAACACCGAATCGTTTGAGTCTTCAGGTAATCGCTGCACTTCTGCCGCGACATGTTGGGGATTCCCTCAACACTGACGAATTGCTCAAAGGGTTCGGAATTGCGAGAGGCGGTTTCAAAATTTACGATCCGATACCGCATCCCTACTCCATGCTTAGGGCTGGTTACACCCTCAAGCCAAACCAAATTAAGACCAAAAAGCTTGTCCACCTTGTCGACGAAAATTAACGTTTCTTCGTGCTCTCTCCCGGTATTGGCAAAGACAAAATGGAGCTCGAACGTTTCTGCATAGTTCTGGAGCAGGAAGTCACACATAAACGCTGACGATTGGCCGCCAGAAAAACTCACTACTAAGGGTTCTCTACTACTAAGCACTTCCAACCTTCTTACATACGCATTGCTGCATAAAATAGGCCACCAACACGCAGCTGGTGGCTATGAAGCACTTAAACTGAATGCTCAGTGCTTTTCTTAAACTCTTCATCGGTCTGGCCGTATGCAGAGCAAATGAGACTGCATGCATGAATGACGGCATTCATCCGGCTATCTGCAGGGATGCCTGGGTGCTGCTTTGCCAGGGCCTGGCTAACATCTGCAACCAGCTTTAGTTGATCGATTTGATATGACTGGCTCATATGTCTTCATCAACGAACAGGGTGGTATCGTCAGGAACAGTGAGTGTGAGAATCGGGCTATAACCATTCTCGCAGGTGGAGAAAGATGAGGCCCAAGCTGGTATTGCGCGATCCTCTTCAGCTGGCGCCACACCCAATGCCCAGGTGCCGTCGTTCAGGTATGTCCCAACTACCTTTAGCTCACCCTCAGCTGACTTGAGGTGAAAATAGCTCGGTTGGTTTAAACAACTAATCTCTTCACATATGGCACCTCTACACTCCAGGAGATCGTCACTGGCACCGTAAAAATTCAGTTCTTTCATGCTTTCTTTTCCTTGAGTTTTGTTACTGCTGCCTCATTCATCCAGAGGCATTCCATTCGTTTACCCACGCCACGACCGGCACTAATCCGCGCCTCTTTTTCCGACTTCACCCACCCCTTCAGGATGTCGTTATAGAGCTCACTGTCATAGCCGCTAATCATCACCATCCCTTCCAACGTCCGACTAACAGCAAGTAGTTGCTCATGACCTTCTACAGTCATTTCATGCTGGTAATAGCGATTGCCTTGTACTCGCGTCTCAGGAAGGTATGGGGGATCTAAATAAAACAACGTGGTACTGGCGTCATGCGCACGCATCACCGGCACCGCGTCTTTGTTTTCCAAGATCACACCCTGAAAGCGCTGGCAAACTGTGGCCAGATTTGAGGGGTAATTCAGCCATAGGTGCGCTGGTGTGGCATATTCACGTTTGCTATCGCAACGAAATCCGGATTTGCCGTTTACACCGGCAGCACTTCCAAATCCCATGCATGCGCGAACCACCATTCTCCGGGCACGCTCTACCGGCTCATCTGATGGCTCTTTCGATGAACAGAATTCATCTCGGGAATAAGGCGTTAAAGCGCAGGCATCCTGAAGTTTCTGGTTAAGCGAAGGGTCACGCATCACCCGGAAAAGATTTACAACTTCGCCATCTAGATCGTTGTAAACCTCCGCATAGCTGCGAGGTTTTCGCAGTAATACGCTGGCCGCACCGCCAAAAGGCTCGACGTAGCAGCGGTGTTCGGGCATATGCTCAATAATCCATGGCGCCAGTCGAAATTTGCCACCGTGATAACGGATTACCGGATGTTTGATTACTGGCTGCTCCACGGTCACTTGAGATCACCTACACGGCACGCAAGGAACGTATCAGCTGCGCGGTGTGCCAGTTTTTGAGTGTCGTACTTCTGGATACCCCAGACGATGGCGTAGCATGCCCAGAGGAAGTGATGGGACCAGGATTTAAAGTCGTCCTCCCACAGGTCGCAGAGAATGCCTTCTTCATCAACAGCGTTCGCGTAGGCGGCGTTGGCCTCATACTCGTAACCGCTGGCGTTTTTGAGATCGGTAATCGTATCCATGACGCTTTCCAGCTTCACGGAATACGCATCCTCATCTTCATAATCTTCAGGCTTGTTGCTTTCCTTCCATGCCTCAAGGCGTTCATCCAGGGTCCGGCAAAAAAGCTGCTCATCCCATGTACGAGCAATCGCACCGCGTGGACACCCGGTTCCGGCTTCCAGCTTTTCAGACCAATACGCAGGGTTGATGCTGCCGTGTTCGCCACGGAAGAAACTGAACATGTCGCGAATACGGCTGAAGGTCCAGGTGCCCATATCGCCAGTCATGCAGAGATAACCAGGCCATGAAACCAGGTCAAAGTAGTAACACGAGTTATTAGGCTTACTGAGACGGATATGACGATATTCCCCATCGTCTTTGATGATGGTCAGCTGGTGCTCGCTCACTTCACGTTCGAAGTGCTGGAATACTTGCGATCTGCTCACGCTAACTCCTTCTCTTTCTCACGATACGGAGCGCGGTAAGCTTCCCAAGCGCCCTTGTCTTTGTTGGAGATAGAGATAAATTCACTGCCTGCCACCCAGCGAGCAACCTCAATGCCACCAGGGAAATTGAAGTACACCGACACCTTATCGTTGATATCGACATGAGCTTTGAAATTGGTGCAGTGTTCGAACTTAGCGCGAGCCTGCCCTTCTGCTTCATGGCGAATGCCGCGTTCGCGCTCAAGCTTGGCTTTGTGATCGAATTCGATATTCATGCGCCAGGCGTGACATTCCTCTGAGCAAAATACGGCTTCGTCTTCCCACACGCGGCTTTCGTCATCCGTCGTGACCGTGTTGTTGCAGTAGGAACACTCGAAATGCCAGTTGTGATCTTCCAGCAGCACCTTGTTAGGCACCTTGCCCTGGTGTGCGTACTCATCGAATTCTTTTGCGCGGCGGCAAGTGACTTGATCAACTGCTACGCCTAACTCATTGCACCCTTCGCGCTTTGCTTCGGCATTCGTTTTAGCGAAGATAATTCGCCCGTACTCATTACCCTGGACGTTGAAAGCCTTCAGTCCATTAATGCTGATCATTACTCTTTCTCCGGTATAAATGGTCGTACACAAATTCGTGCCCAGCCTTAGTGGGCTGCTCTTTGACAGGGGTAAGAAGTCCCAATTTGATAGCAATGGCGGTAACGGTGTAACCGCAGCTGTAGCCTGCGGCGATTTGCACGACCGTTTCAGTTAACAGAGCGCGATAGTCGTCCCTCTCAAAATCGGTTCCGGCGAACGCTTTCTCTATGACGCTATCTGTCAAATGTTTTACTGATACGGTCATGCTGCTCATCCGCGAACTCCCGCATTGGTTCTAATCCATCCACCTCTCGTAAAACGGATAAGACCCGCCTTACGAAGGGCCTGAAGACGACGATCGCAAAACCGAAACGGCTCAACATTTTTGTGCTTTGATTGAAGGCGCTCGCACTCGGATTTAAGCTCCCCGCCATAAATGGAGACGAACTTTGTCGGTACGGCGCACGCCGTGATGCGTTTAAGGATCAACTCGTCAAGCGTGCTGTAGTCTTCCCTGCGATTCACTCTTTCCCTCCTGACTGGCTCACCGTCACTGAACCTGGTACAGAAAAATCCGTTGAGTCAAAAACGGTGCTTATGGCACGTAAAAACTTAACGGCTTCCAGTGTTGGCATAGGTTTATAGTCGGCTGTTGTTTCAAAACTTTTTGTGTGGTGGTTGTAGAGAATTCCGGGCATCTCCTCATGAAGCAGTGTCATATCACGAGATACGCTGGCCTGGGTTACACCAAAAGTTTCTTTGGAATACCGGTAGTTGTAGATCCCGTGAATGGATAAAACTGCATCAACAAACTTAAGGCGTATGTCTCGAATCAAGACGTTAGGTTTGCTGTTTGTCATGGTTCTCTTCTCCAAAGGTAGGGATGACGAGCAACGCTCATTTATCTTCATTGTGGTAGCTGGAAAGCAGCTTCTCTGTAGCACTCACAGAATCTTTCACCCCAGATGAACCCGTTCAAAACACCACCGGCACATCGATGACGAAGTGATGCTATCAAATAAAACATTAATGCGTTAGATTTGAGAACACGTTTTCTAACATAATTCATTAGATTGTTGATCTAGGTAAAATTCAGGGACTGATTTGTGGGAAATTTGAAGGAAACCGCAAGGGATCGCGCACTTGAGCGCCAGCGTGCAAAACTCGCTGATCCGGCATGGCGGGCTGAACAATACGAAAAGAAAAGACAGAGCGCTTTACGCTCACAAACCCGGCTAAAAGCGAAACAGGCCACGCCTGAGTACAAAGCGACTCAGCGAGAGAAACAGTTAGCCTGTATTGAGCGTAGTCGTAAGAAGAACGCCGAAAAACCTCGGAAATCGACCAGAGGTCTGAAAGGAAGAACCCCAACTGCAGACGAAAAGAAAATCATGGATGCACTGGGGAAACTTCCCTGCATTGCGTGCTGGGTTCACGGCGAGATCCAGCCGGTAATCAGCCTCCATCACATCGATGGCCGCACCGCTCCTGATGCGCATAAACGACAACTACCGCTGTGCTGCTGGCACCACCAAATAGCGGCACCAACGGAAATCAGAAAGGCTTATCCGTGGTTAGTGCCAGTGCATGCTGATGGGAAGATCGGGGGGAGAGCAGAGTTTGAAAAAATGAATGATACCGAAGAAAATCTTTTAAAACAGGCATATGGTTTAATTTCAGATACGAAATCTAAACATTTTATTGATCTTATGAACTAACTTGTTTTATATTCATTTCGTGGCAGCAATGCCACCGGGCGTGGAACCCCGAAAAAGTGAATAGCAGTAAAGCAGTGTCACATCACAATGGTGGCACTAACAGAGAGGCTTAGCGGCCCATCGGTGATTCACGATTTCCGAAGTTCCAGCTCTGTTAGTGCCGCCGCCATCTTTTCCAGGCGGCTCCAGCAAAACACGGAGTGACGAATGGACGTAAAGTACCTCAACACCAAGATATCTAATACCACAGGCGGTTGCTACGACTGGTCGGTACAGTTCGGAAATAAGAAGTTTACCGGTGCTCTCGATGAAGCAAAACGCTGGTTCATGACCCAAACCTGTCTGAAAGTCGAAAGAAGAAAGAAAAAAACTACTTGAATCTAACTGTCTGTAGCGTTTATGATTTTTTTACCGTAGCAAATTCTACGGACGGGCGTGGAAACCCGGATTAAGCAAAAGGCGACACAGACGCCATAGCGTCTTTTTTTGTGTCCTTCACTATGCACACCCATATTCGGTAATACGTATAGAATCTATGGTGACGCTGGTGGGGCCGACTTCGGTCGGGCCGGTACCCTTTTGCGCCGGTATTTCCACCCCCATCAGCGTCACCGCCATATTGAGCGTGGAAACTCAGGCGGTGGCCCTTCTAAAGCAAAAGAAAGGATGCCACCAATGGCTACTGTCACTACCCCAACTCACCCAGAATTCATCTGGCGCTTTTATTCTTGCCAGAAACGCCGTTATCACCTGGTCATTGCTCAGACCGAATCTGAAGCCCGTTCACAGCTACCGGATGCACCTTGCATCTTCTCGTCCCGCTTTTCTACTGAACGTCCTCCTGTGAACTACTGGCTCACCCAGGGGGCTACAGCATGATTGATCTCAACAATCCTCAGGTAATTTCACCAGGGCACACCCTTTTCTCAGCCTTCATCATTGTTGTTGACCGTGACGCGGTGATGCGCCGTGCCGGTTGGCCGGAAAACATCTTCATCTGGTGCGAATTCAACGATCGCGACTATGCCGAATTGTTCCTCGTAAAGGATATGGCTATCAGCATCTTTGAACCTGCTCCGGACGATTACAACGAAGACGACTGGATCGTTATTTCAGCGGAGTAATGGACGTGCCCCTGGCACTTGTCAGGGGCTTTCGCACGTTTGAAGATCGGGTTTATCAATGAGCAAAGTTAACAAACCAGCGGCCTTTAATGGCTTCGAGCTGGCGTTTGTCGTCGGGCATTCCGGCCTTTCACGAAGTTCTGGCCACATCCTGGCGCAGTGCGCAAATCTGGCCGCCTGTACCAGCGAATACTTCATTCACAAATCGCATCGGGTGATCGCCGAGGAAACCGGGTATAGCGTTTCGACAGTTGTAAGGGCCTTCAGGGAAGCGGTAAGCCGCGGGCTATTGAGTTGCACGGTCATCGTTGATGAGCGTAGCAACGCGCGTAAGGCGAACCTGTACCGGTTTACGCCTGGCTATCTGGCGTTCGTTGGCCGGGTTAAATCCAAACTGCTCGATGCCGGACTTAAGATCACCTCTGCGATTCGAAAGGTGAAGCAGCTGGTGGATCAGGTATTGGCCCTTTCGCCCCCCTGTCAAAGTGATAAGCCCTCCCCCAGTCAAAATGACAGAGCTAAGAATAAGAGAACCTCTTCAAGAAAAACAAAAGGAGATCATTCCGGTAAACCGGAAGCGCCCAACACAGTGATGAGCAATACACAGCTGGCGCAAAACGTCGCAGCAGCAAAAGCGGCAGCGGCAAATGCCAGAGCCGAAAGCGCGAAGCAGGATCGCCACCAGCAGCATGAAGCCATAGAGCGCCAGGCGCGAAAGTATGCGTATCTGAAAAACAGGAAGGATTCAGATTTGCCAGGCAGCAGCGATTACAGCGACGAACCGCGCACTGGGCGACTTAGTGATGCCCTGGCCGCCGTATTCAAGAAATTGCCGCAAAAGCAGTACACGGTGCCGAAGGGGTTTAGAGGTTAATGACCAACCAGGAACGCCACCAACAACGTGATGGCATAGAGCGCCAGGCGCGTAAATACGCCTACCTGACACACAGGAGGGATAATGATTTGCCGGGATCAGGGACTTCAGTGATGAGCCGCGCACCGGGCTGTTCATGTATGCGTTGAATGCATTAAATAGATGGGTTGGTTATTAAATGAAAGTTAAACGAAATCAGCTAAGTAGGTTATTCAAATTGGGTAGCTGATACATGTCAATTTTGGTTAAGTCGCTTAATGATATAAGCCCATCGCCATCAGGAATGCTGGCGTTTCAACTTAATCAAAACAAAGGAAAAATTGCACATGGCAGTAAAAGTTATGATGGAAAACCCTCGCACTGGCGAACGTACTAACGGTTTTTACGGGTTCTCATGGACCACGTTGTTCTTTGGTGCTTTCCCTGCGCTGTTTCGTAAGGATTTCATCACATTCATTGGTGTCTTCATTGTGCTGATCATTCTGGCCATCTTCACCGTGGGGATTGGTTCCAGTATTGGTATGATCGCCTGGGCGTTCATGTACAACAAATACTACACAACGAACCTTATCAAAAAAGGTTTTGCCTTTGCTGGCACAAACACTGAGAACGAACTGGCTGCGGGTCGCCTGGGTCTCAGGCTAAATGCTGATAACTGCGTTACATTCAAAGAATCTCAGGCATAAACCTGCGAACATAGATTTCAAAGCGCCTGCAGGGCGCTTTTTCTGCAATGAGCCGCGTACTGTACTGATGAAGGGCGAGATCGATGTCCTTAAGTTAAGGCGGTCGCAAATTTAGCTAATTTGTAACCATCTTTGAAAGCTTATGGTATTGTTAATCAAAACGAAAACTACCCCGGCATGGATTACCTATGAAACAAGAGCTTGAAACCATTTTGCCTGAATTTGGTGAGGCAATTAGCCCGCACGTTTATAGCTATGTAACAGCTAATAAACACGCAACAGCCAAACACGTTTTGTTCATGGCCGGATCGCCAGCGGCAGGTAAAACCGAGCTCTTAAATCGCCTTATTGAACAAAACAATATTCAAAATATTGTTCGAATTGATGCTGATGATTTTCGTTGGTGGTTTCCATACTACAATGAGGAAAACTCAGTTGAATACCAGAAGCCAGCGTCAAGGATGGTTGATTTCATCTATAAAAAAGCGCTCTCTGAAGGCTATCCAATTGTCATGGACTCCACTTTTGCCAGCATAGGTATCGCCGAGAAAAACTTTGATCTTGCCCTCAAAGCCGGGTATCAGGTTATGCTGAATTATGTGTATTTTGATCCAGCTTATGCATGGATTTTTGCACAGGCTCGCTCACGAAAGGTTCCTTTAGATATCCTCAAGGCTAACTTCTTCAAGAGCAGAGCAACTATTGAACACATGCTTGCGAAGTATGAAGGGCAATTTACACTAAATGTTTATCATCGACGGGAAGATCCTGAAAATGATGGTCAGTTCGTTGTCGACTACACTCCGAACGTGACCCTTGCTACCTGGACGACCTCCCATCAATGCCCATATTCAGACGTTAGCGATCTAGCGCATTTAGGTGTATAATAAGTGTCCGATTTAAGGAGTGCATATGTCTGTTAAAACTGAAGCCATTAAACCAGTCGCTGAAATTTCGTTGTTCGATGCATTCGGACCGAACGTTGGTGAGCAGGTTCAAGCTATCAACCAGAGAGCCGCTGAGCTTTCCATGGGTGATATGGCTCTGGTAATGGGCGTTAAAGAGTCGGTCAAGCAGAAACCTGCGTTACTTGCTGAGCATGACGACGGTGTTGATTTTAATGATACCCTGTCAGCTTGGTTCGATTCTAAGGCATTTAGAACTGATGCTACTTTCCAGATATCACCACCTTGTAATTTAGGCTTAATGGTGTCACCACCGCAATTTGGGAAGGATTTTCCACTACCTGGAGCTATAGCGCGATCATATTTTCCAGTTCTGAGAACCTGCCAGCAAGGAATTCAAGACGTGATGGGCGCTGTGTCATCTAAGCTTCATCACTTGCAAGGGGTAGGTGTTGATGAGAGCAAAATTACAGTTTCTATCCGTTATAAAGATCCGAAGACTGGAGCATTTCGCTCGGAATCATTAGACGCTGAATCGGGTATTAACGCTCGCGCTTTAGTTACTCCCAAGCCACGAACCAGAAAAACTCGCAAAGTTGGTCGTGAAGTAGTTATGCATTATCTCGCTTCTAAAAAATAAATAGCACTGTATTATACTAATATCGCTAAGAAGATAAGTTTCCCACGCTGCTACTAACTGACTTCCAACCAGTCGGTACCAGAAATGAACCCCGCCATCCAAGCGGGGTTTGTGCTATCTGGGATATAGAACGCGAACGCTAAAACAGATAAAGAAAAGGCCCCTAATCAGGGGCCTTTCTCGCTACTTGCCAGTGATTGTAATCGACACATTCAGGGAGTTGTCAGTAATCTTCCAACCCTCTCCTTGCGGCGCTAGCAATGCACCAGTAACAACGATAAGAACACAAATGTAATTCTTCATTGTAAGGTCTAAACAGACCGTTTCACGGCATATTCACCGACGAAAATGACGCGAGAGCAAGTGCTACCAGCACTTGCGAGTACGGCAATGGATAATCCTTCCCAGAAGTCGGTGCCCGTTTGCGAGACGGCGAAAAGGTCCGCTGGCATTGTACCGCGAATAAAACTGAAAATTATAGGATTCCCACAAGACAATCTGAACTTTAACTTGTTGTAGATCTGATAGTTGTGAACGTTACTAAGTTAATTTGAATACAGGATTATGGGCTTTGTGGTGGGTACTGTTGTTCCCAGGGGCTTCAGGAGGCTTCAGGAAGCTTCCTGAGGTATCCTGAGGTAGACATTGATTACCTTTTAGGTAAAATAACGTTGCTACCAGCACTTACGAGTTTAGCTGTGAAGACCGCGAATCCGAACAGCACAAAAAAACCGCCTAACGGCGGTTTTTTTGTGGGTGCCGTTCTTAAATCACTACTCCAGCTCACCGGCCCTTATTTTTTCCAGCGTAGATTTGGTATTAGGCATTGTTCCCTTGATCGGGTCCAAGATTGTGCAGTCTACAACATCAGCTGCTCGACGCGGGTCCCCATCAGCAGTTAGCCATTGGCTGCTGAGTTTAGTCTTGCCACTAAAAATAGACATTTGATACTGGGTATATGAGCCGCCCATTTCTGCATACAAACGGAAATCGACCACCGCTCCATCGGGAACTGACTTAACCCCTAAATCATCTGCCTTTGCATCTGCCACGAAAAGAGCGGCGCTGCTTTCATAGAGTGAAAGCATCTTATTGCCGCATTCAAATTTATAGACTGCTTCTGCCTGAACGAATGTAGGAATTAAGACTGCTGAAAGAGCTAGGTTTCTAATATTCATTTATAGTTCTTCTATTGGTGTGAAAGTGTAAATTTCCTGCCCCAGGCTATTTAGTTTACGTTCATACCTAACACGCAAGCGCTCACCATCGCCAAATTCAAAAATTCCATTGCATACAAGGTGATCCTTTCCAGCCTTTTCTGTAATTTGGTCATAAGAGTCTATTGCGTTACTTGATTCTAGAGCGTCATTATATTCTTCAATTAGAAACGCTCTCATCTCAACATGATTACAATCTGTTCCTGTGTAGTCGGTTGCCCATGATGGCAATGAGGTAAATAAGCTGATTAATATTGCTATAATTCCTGCTGATTTCATTATCCGGTTCTCCTTAGCCGTTTTTCATGCACCAATTTTCTGCCTGAACACTGAAAATGTCATCAGACATGTACTTTCCTTGCTCCCCGGCTTCCTTTTTGAAATGCGTCAGCATTTTTTGAACGCAAGATTTGTCAACTGCCTTCATTTTATGCACACCATTAGCCTTGAGCTGCGCCGATTGGTTGTCTTTATCAAAGAGGACTTTAAAGCGTTCTACATCCTGTTTGGTTGCCAATCCATATTGAATCATGTACTCGTTACCGCCAGGAATTCCAAACATACCTATAAGCGGGCCTGTAATTTCTTCAAGTCTGGCATTTTCGTACATGGTTATTCCTGAGTAACCCGCATTGCCTATCTTGGCTATCGTGTCTTTTGCTGAATATCCCTCTTTGCTCATAGCATTCTGAATAATCTCAGTTGCATAACCCATCGAGCACAAGTCCCCTTCAAGTGATCGGGATTTGCAGAAAGGGGCTAAATTGTCGACAAGCGCTGCACCCGTTGGGAAATGCCTTGCTACTGATTGCCCAGCCCTTATATCTAAAGGAAGTGGGATCGCTTGTGTGATGGATGGTATTGCAAGTGAAAAGGCCAGCAGGCTTCGAACAACAAGTGAATGATTTACCATAATTTAAAATTCCGTTTTAAAAAAATGAAAAGGAATCCTAACAAAAATGGTCTGTGTAAAACTGAGTTAGGTCAATGGGATAAGCCAATATAGATAATTCGCAGCGTTTAATACTGTTTGTTTGGGATTAGTTTAAGATCTCTGGGCATATGAAAGAGCGGCGTTTTCTTGGTTTGGTGATAAGCTCCATGGACGCAGGATCGTCCCTGCACGATGTGTCATAAAGCATGACGTCACACAAGCCCCGTATATCAGATAGTTATCAACATATACACTGGCTAGATCCAATAAGATGATCCATTTAAAGATCCTAAATCGATCCTTATAGTTCCAAACAGATCCCCGATCGCTACAGGCCGCACCAGGCAAGGCTCTCAGAGCTTTCGGGTGTGTCGTATTATGCAAATGGTGTGTCATAGCATGTGATAAGTGTGTCACAACATGTATTAAGTGGGTGACATCATGCACAAGGTGTGTCATAACATGCCAGCAGGTGTGTCATAACATGTAAAAAAATAACTTATCCACCATTTGTGGATAACCATAAATGGAAGTAACTCAGGTGGCGTAACTATATGTCGGATAACAACTTTTTACCTGTTCAGATTACCAATGAAGGCGAATCACATCAATTAACAGTCACAAGCACATCCTCGGTCCAACCGGCTATCCTTTTGCGTCTGGGGGTGTTTGTTCCTGGCTCTCGCTCCATACCAAAGGGTCAGGTACAAGGTATCGACGTTTCTTCGACGTTCTCCCAGCTGGAGTTTGCCCGTAAAGAGGGTTATGACGAGGTGCGAATTTTTGGTGAGCGCCTAAATATCTCCACTGACTTCAGCGTTTGGATGGGAGTTATCGGTGCATTCAGTAAATATGGCTTGAAATCAAACACTATAGAGCTGCCTTTCACTGAGTTTGCCGCGTTATGCCAATACGATTCTCGCCAGTTTAACAAGCGGCTACGTGACACGATCTTTGATGCCCTTACGCGCATTGGTACTAAGACGGTGCAGTTTAAGAGCAAGAAGACCGGCGATAAGTTCTTCACTCAGTTGCTGAAGAATGGCAAGTATACCCGCGAAACAGACACGATCACTCTTCAAGCGGATGAGCGCCTCCACGAACTCTATCAGATTGACTACAACATCCTTTTACGGAAGCGCCCCTATCACATGCTGAAAGGCAAAGAGGTCGCACAAACGCTCTATACATACATCGCCAGCCTTCCAGACAACCCCGCTCCGATTCGATTTGACCGGATCATTGAACGCCTCAATTTGACGTCTCCAATTAAGGAGCAAAACCGCCTAATTAAGGCCGCGCTTAAGCAACTCCAGGACATTGGATACATTGAGTATTCGATTGTTAAGGATGGGCGCACACTGACCGTCCTGATCCACAAGCGTAATAAGAAATTGAAAGAAATGGAGTCATAAAAGGTGGGTCACAGTATGCAAGCGATCCAGCAATGGTGGGTCATAGCATGTTGTTAGGTGTGTCGTATTATGTTCCGGTCACACTGTCACTTTTATGCATTTGAAATCAGCCTGATTTTTAAGCAATTCATTTTAGTTCGCATGATACGACACACCTTTTGCATATCCTAACCCACCTTTTGCATGTTCATACCCACCTTTTAAAAGATCCTTTTTGCTGACTTGTTGGCTACATGTTGTGACACACCTTCTGCATGATGAAACCCACCTTTTTTTGATGACTACCGCTACCGAAAAAAAACTTGTTGACCCTACTTTGTAAATCACACACTTCATAGAATGCTCCTGCGTTAACGGCTCCCATGAGGTTTTTTGGCGATTATCTCTCTTACTGCTTTGCGCGGTTCGGGAACGTTAAAGCCACTGGAGGCCGCTTATGCGGCCTTTTTTCGTTTGGGGGAGCTATGAATCAAAAAATCGCTATATTCTGCATGTCCACCGACAAGCCAATGCTGATGCTTGCGGGGCTTGTTAAAAACGTACTGGTTGTCACCAGGATCGAGAAATTAGACAAACCGCTAGACGTTCTGCAGCAAACCATCCCCGCCAACATCCAAAAACTACGCGACAGCGGGTTTAAAGTGCTGGTGGATGAAGACACGCCTATGTTCTCGCGTGGCACTGGCGCGAGCCAGGTGTCGTTGAAAACGAAACACCACGATGGCAGACCTGTACTCATGGTTGGTATAGAGCGTTACCGCGAACTGAAGCGCCGGAACCTCATCACCTTCCCCAAAGGGGTTAGTGTAGGTCTGTATGAGCTGTCATCGTCTCTCATGGATGTTGAGTACAAAGATAGCGGCGAGGCGGTCTACAAAGTTAACTGGCAGGATCTTCGACCTGAAAACACCACGATGATCCTTTGTTGCTATGCCACAGTGTTTAATAACGTGGCTTCAGCTGACTATATCAAGCAGATGAACGGCCAGGCCGATGAAGACGAAGAGCACGGCATGTTTGCTTATCTCATTTCACTGGTCACACACCAAAGCGTTGAATCGGCAAATGCGGCCTCTAAATCGCTCTCTGGGCGGCGCATTGACGAGAGCACGGTGATTCTATGAGTTACAGCCGTCTCGATGACAGATACGTTTCTGACGACATTCTCAGGGCAATGCTTCACCAGGAGGTTTTGCTCCGGGTGAAGGTTTATCGTGAAGACAGTTTTGAATACACCATTAAGCCGGATGAGCTTTACCGTTCGGATCTTGCTGCGTTCCGGGCATACGGAACTGATGACTTGAGATGGGTATTTCGTTTGCTTTCAGGTCATGAAAGTGAAATGGAGGAAATGCCGGTGGGCACAACGTTCACCCTTCCGGATCAGGCATGGATTCGCAAACGCATTCGTGAGTATGCAGGGACCAGTCCGGAGTTTGAAGGCTAATGGCTGATTACCCAAAGGCCCAAAATGGCAGCTATGAAACCAGCGGCCTGTCTTCCCGCGAGTTCAACCGCGTCTTTCGCCTCATATCCAAGGAGCAAACAAGAAAGCGCAGGCAGGCGCACCGCACGCTCACACCCGGCAGGCTGAAAAATAAGTCTATCGACGACATACTTCAGATGGGTAAGAAGAAAGGCGGCACATTCTTCACCACTGACGATCTTAAGGGATTTGAGAAAAGCAGAACCAAAGCGCGGCAGAAGTATAATAACAGCGTTCCTGGCATTACCTATGCGCAGCTGGTGGCTTCAAGCCAGGCAATAGACATAAAGCGCGCAAATAACAGCGTAGATGATGGCTCAGGCATCAAACGCGCTGTGCCGGTATCCCTCAAGCACAATGTGATCAACATTCGAGTTGAAGCGTCAGATGTTTCAAAACATCAGCACCATATGGTGAAAGTGCGATTTGAGGAATGGGATCAGCTTGTTGACGGCGCAGTCGAGGAAGATAAAGGCACGTCGAACCTGACAAAGCAGCTGTGCAGTGGCCGTGTCTCATATGATTGTGATTGTGGGCGCCACCAGTATTGGTATCGATATATCGCGACCGCGGGCAATTTTGCTCTGGCCCCGCCAAAAGAATACGCTTACCCGAAGGTAAAAAACCCAAATCTCAAAGGCGTTGCGTGTAAACACGTCATTCACTCAATGACTCGTCTTCAGTCAGCCAGCTGGCAGTTGAGCATCGGAAAAGCCTTGGCTAAAGCAGCATCCCAGATTTCATTCGGCGACGATCGCCGCCGGACTGCTGAGCACTTCTCTGATGAACAACAGAAGGTATTCAACCGAAACCGCAACAGCCGAACCGACGCGTCTGCGTTAAAGCGTGAATGGGCCATGTATCAGCGCCGCCAGCAAGCTTTAGGTGATAAACTGGATAAAGGGTCCAGCAAAATTGACGCGTTGCGCAAGCAGCTCACCAAGGTCCGAAAGCAGTCCGAATCCCAAAAGCGTCGAGCGGCCCAGAAAGAGCAACAGCTCCAGCTGGAAAAGGATAAGAACAAACTGCTGATGCAGCGGCTATCCGATCAAATGGAGCTGAAGAAACAGACCTTTGTTGACGCTCTGGTGATGACCGGCACGCCGCGAGAGCAAGCCGAGAAAATGTTTATTGAGTATGCGAAAAATGGCGGGAAGTGACCCGCCTTTCATTATTGAGGAGCATCTGAAAGTTTTGTGGGCGTGTTTTCAACTTGTTCTATAGTTACAGATTTTGTTTCTGTGTTATTTTTAACAAATTCAATCATGTCTTTAAGTAATTGTTCGTTTGGGAAATACTTCATAATTTCCTCTTGGGCTAACAACTGAATAAAACCGATTAGATCTCGATGAGAGTAGCTTTTATTATAATGATCGTAAATCTCAGTTAATTTAGTTATGTAGCTTTCAATCTCCATTTTTGAATTTCTTAAATCGCGCAAGTTATTAATGACATCATCTCTCTGGATTCTAAGTCTTTTTAGCTTTTCCTCAGTTGCATTTTTACGCATTTTTGCTAGTTCGTGTTTTTCTTGGAGATTATTAGTAAACGCCCCCCAGATATCAGAACCTACGGTGTTTCGCGCTTCCCTGGCGGCTGCAACTACGCCGATAAATATAGCATAAAACGAAGTCATAATGGGCATGAATATTGCCGCAATTACGCCACAGATAACAGGCCACCAGAAGAAATTCCACATAAAATCCTTCTGAACACCTATATAGATTAACGTCATTTCAATCGAGTCTTTTGACTTGAAGATAAGAATTATATTCTCCAAGTTAAAAATAAAAAGAGAAGTTAGTACGTAGCCATAGAAATTATTTCTTAACCTGTCAAATATAACGTCAGTAATCTTGTTTTTGGCCTCTTCATACGCGTCTTTTACATCATTGCCGAATCCCATCTTTTTCCCTTATGCATTTCCAAATGTTAATGACAAAGAAAATACCACATTTTGGCCTGATCTAATCCCTCAATCAAAATCACAATCTCCCTACACTCCCACCTTTCGAGAGCAGCCGACCTATGAGGACTTTATGGGCCGTTTTGATGAGTGGTTTGTTGATAAACACGATCAGGAACAGGACGAGGAGCATCGCAATGACAGCGCGACGCCAGATGCGGCAACGGCGGTTGAAGCGGGAGGTGCTAGCCAAGCAGCACATGCACCAGATGAATCCCAATTCAGCGAAATCAGCCAGCAGGAAAGCAGTATTGATAGCGTTGGGCATGTTGATGACGGCGACGGGAGCTACGTTCCTCCTCCGGATGATGAGCCTGACGTAGCCCCGCTGCCGCCTGGTATCGCAGATCGTAAACCTACCCCTGAAATGCGATCACGTTTTAAAGGTCATGCTCCGTTAAACGATCAGATGCGTGACGACTGGATGAGAGTCATTGAAACCCATCAGGATGCGTTCCAGGCGCTGTTGTTTCGTCCGTCGAATGGAACGTATGGACAGGTGGATACCGAAACGGATCTTGAGTCATTCACCGAGATAAATAACAACCAGCGCAATTTGACCTACGAAGAGCCAGAGCTGGTCTGGGTTGTCGATAACCCAGATGGTCGAGAGTCATTTCAGGTTATCGATGGTGATGGAGATCAGGATGGCATCACTGATGATGTCATGGTTTTGAGAGTGGCCAGTAAGAATGTCACAGTTGGCTCCATTCTGGAATGGAACGAAGAACTGGCGTTTGGGGTAGCGCGGCGCTGGTGGTATGTCCACCGTATCTTCGGGGTTGGAACGCAGCACGTAGGTTCACTCTATTACTGCATTCCGGCGCGTAACTTCGACACGACCGTTAACGGGGTGAAATGATGGATAAGTCATTAGCGAAAATCAGGGAATGGATAAGCGACCGCACCGGCGCTTCAGAGTCAACAGGGCTTGAAGCCGTGGATAAAGGCATTGCTTCGTTTGTAAGCGGCTTTTTTAGCATGGTCCGCATCACGGAACCCTCTGAGTCACAACAGCGCTTTGCGGCGTTCCTGGCGCGTCCACCAGCTGAGCGTGTTTACGTTGGGCGCTATGACAGTGCCATTGAATTTTTACATGCCATGAAACGCGCACGCAGCGGCGCAGGCCGACGTCCACGAAAACCTGGGCAGGAGCAAGGTAGGGATCTGATAAATCACGATGCCCTTCCCCTCATAAACCTATCCCGCACCTTTGACGTCGGTTACGAAAATCAGGATCGGTCTAAGGATGTGCGCGATATTGGCAAGTTCTGCGATCCCAAGACCGGAAAACCGCTTGCTGAGCTGGAGCGTACACAGGCGATGCTGACCTACAGCGTGACGTTTATAGCCGCTGAAAAAGAAACGCTTAGCTTGATGTGTAATGCCTATGCGGGCCGGATGAAGCAATTGTTGAGCACAAAAGTGAAGGCAGACACCATTTTAGTACGAGTTCCGGTGTCGCTGGAGTGCGCATTGATGGGGGCAAAAGATGTGTCATTTTCAGATGTGTCCTCGCCAATGAACGAGGAGCGGCTTTTCGCCGCCCAGACAACCATTGACGTTACAGCCGAAGTGATGACTGCCTGGGAGGTCGAAGCAAGGCCCAAGTTCACGCAGATGTCGGTATCGCTCCGGGCATGGAATGAAGGGGGCCGCAACTGATGGCGCAGCAGGAACTACAGCAGCTATTTTTACAGTCCGTCACCCTTAATGATCAGCTGATCCCACGTGAATGGATTATCGCATGTGTTTACATCGAGAAAGCTTCGCTTGCGGGTCCACTTTTGAAGCTTGAGATTCGTGATATGACCGGTACGGTTATTGATGACTGGAAAGCAAAATATGGCGCCAGGTTAGTGGCCGAGATGGGCGATCCCGAGGGGGAAAAAGAGTCCTTCAGCACGGTGTTTTTTGTCACCTCTGCAACGCTTGGATCTGATGTTGTGACCTTGATTGCGGTCAGTGAAGAAGTTCGTCAGATGAAAATCCCCTCTTCAATCACACGTATGCACACCAACAAAACGCCATCCGAAGTGTTTGCCGTGTATGCAAAAGGGCTGACGTTAGATCTGGACAACCAGAAGCGTGCGATCACCTACTATCTTACCGCCGGTGATAAGCCGTCAAAAATGCTTTCCCAGATAGCTCAGGACAAAGCCAGCCTTGTGTTTGTGTGCCGGGGCTCGTTTTACTTCCGCTCGCTTGACGAGCTGATGAAGCAGAAAACAGCGTTCGTGTATGAGGCAAATAACCCAAAAGCTGATTATGCGATCTCTAAAATGAGTCCCATCCACCAGGATTATGCTTCGACCTCAGGCACGAAGTACCGTTTCGTCGGGTATTCGATGACAGACGGCTATATCGAGGTCGGTGATCCAAGCCTACCAGTACGTCATGTATCAGATGCTGATATGGAAACGCTACGAAATATGCTGCGTGCTCTGATACCGAAACTCGATATC